CGGTGGTTGCGATTGCTAAATATCCCCCAGACAACTTAACAGAATCGCCTTGATACAGGGCGGTACCGTAGTTGTTGGAGATCTTGTACTGCGTTAGACCTTGGTTATCGTAGTTACTGCCGACTTTACCGACAGGACGAAAACCAAAAGGCTTATTAACGTTAGCCATTTGAATCTTCCTTACAAAAAATTAGTCATCGGCCTTTCGAGGGCCACCAAAGGTAACTCGTGACTGCCGCTCCGGTTTGACTACTCGCATAGTGTCATGCGCATTAATTTTCATCAAATCGTTATCAACAGCCGTAATCTGTTCGCCTGCCCGCTGTTCGTAGTGCGCTCCACGCTGCTCAGCTAACTCTTCAGGAATTCTCGCCAGCATAACATCACCGACGCCAATGACGCCAGAATGAATACCATTTTGAATCGAAGGGGCGACAAAGTCGGGGTACTCTTCAGCACGAACAAGCTCATACCCCTCGCGGAGTTTACCTGCTACGTTCTTGCTGTCGTCGTGACCACCAGCTTGTACACGAATCCAACGATGGCGATATCCCGGAGGTGCTTCAGGTGCATCTAGGTCCGAAGGACGTACCCATGACTTCTTACGCTCCGTTTTTTGACGGGTTTCAGCAGCACGTGTTGTGCGATCAATTTTTTGACTAGTCATGCTTATCTCCTTACGTACTTAGCGTACTCTTCCAGGGGGACACCTATTCTTTTAGCCATGGCCACTTCACTAGGTGTGAGTTTTATGGTCCTGCGCCCAGTTTGGCTCACGGATAAACCGCGAGTTGCAGGTGCAATACCAGGGGCGTCTACATTGGTATTTACCTGAGGCTTACGAAACTTATGCGGAAACTCCTTACGGATTCTCCGATTTAACTCATCATAGTATTCATCGCTTGACAAGTCAAATCCTTCTCGTTCTAGCTGATTATGGATGGCAAAGGTCCCATTAGTCATTACCTCGTCAGAACCAAACCATTCATTCTCCTCTGCCCACTGCTCGGCCTTTTCATCTGGGCCGCGCTGCGCTTGCTGTGGGGGTTGCTGATAAACCGGCTGCTGGTAGGCCTGTTGAGGAGCCTGAGGCTGAACCTTGGGCCGTTGTGCTGCAACGCGGTTTAACTGATCCTGTTGGATCATCAATTGCGACAAGAGTTTCTGAGCTTCGACCACGGCTCTGCCGTCGTTTTGCTCCACAGCGTTTTGCAGGTTTGCCTCTGCAATAGAGATCTGGGAGTCAATCCGACCCTTGCTCTCGGTGAGGTAGCCCTGGTCTAGGTTATAGACCTTGGCCTGCATCTGCTGGAGGTTTGCCTGAACTTGCTTGGCATATTCCAAAGCCGCCTGCTCACGACGCTCCGATTCCCGAAGCTTGGCCGTCATCTTTTCGATACGCTTTTTGACCTTGTTGCTGTACTCCTCGTGCTCCTGGGTCCCGCGATCGGGGGTCTTTTTGCCTTCTGAAGCGGCATTTTTTGCCTCTTCTTCGTCTACAGCAGCAATTTTTGCCGTTCCGTCTTCTGCGATCTCAACCTCGGCGCCCTGTTCGCCCTCGCCCAGGTTGAATTCCAGTTGGTCGTCCCCAGAAGGGACTTGTACTGCATCTTGTACATCTTCGTTCTCTGGCATGGTTTTTCTCCTTATACCATGTGCGTGATGTCGTCCGGATCGGCAATAGTTGCCAGGACTTCATCATCGTTCAAAATCCGAATCTCTCCTCCGTCTATGCCAATACGAGCCCCGGCATACCGACCAAAGACAATCCAGTCACCTTTCTTGCACCACGGGCCGTGCGGAAACTTCTCCGTATCCCCATAGGCCAAAGGCCCAGTAGATACGACATATCCACATACCGTAGCGATTTGTTGCCGCTCCACCGCTTGTTCGGCCAAAACAATACCGCTTTTGGTCTTCTTGGGTGGGCGAAATGGTAGAACTACAATGCGCCAGCCTGTTGGCTTGGGGATTCGGTCCAAAATGCTCTGATCCATATTCTCAGGGCGATTCTGAAGTTCTTCCTCTTCCACCTTTTGCTCAGCCGCACGTTCGTCTGCCCACTTCTTTTGAAGCGCAGTCATTTCAGTCATCTATTTCTCCAATATTGCATGGCATCCGCCACGAGGTTAGGGTTTTTACTACTCGCTTTCTACTTTCGTTAGTATCCGGGTCATTTCATCTTCGACCATTTGCAAGCCTCGGACCTCACCGACCAGGGTGTGGTAATGGTCCGAGTTCTTGACACCGCCGTAAATCATTTGCTCGCCGATCTCGTGTTTGCGAGACCGGACAAGTTTGTACAACTGTTCGACTAAATTTTCCATTAGCAGATTTTACATCCTTTTGTTTTTCGGGCTGCGCCCTGGCCACGGACGCTAACCATTCCGCCTGATTTGTACGTTCCTACGCCAGGATTACCTTCTTCAGCCTCGTACGCGCGGGCCTCTGCGGGAACCTCTTCCATCATCTTGCGACCGGCTTTGTACTCGTCACGAGCGGCTTTGGCAGAAGTTGTAGAAAACCTGGACAGAAGATCCTTCTCTCCCTCCATACCTTGCGTTGTCTTTTCCCGTGCTTTTTCTATCTTTGCACGCTCTTTCGGTGTTGGCTTGCGATACATGGGCATTTCGTGCTCCTAGTAGATTTTGGTGGGGACTTTGGCGTCTTTGCGCATTACTTCTTTGACGGGTCCAGGGACGCCCCCTGTTTTCATCTTGCGTGCTTTTCCTGCTTTAGACAGAGCAATGGCCACGGCCTGCTTGACCGCTTTGCCTTTGCTAGCTGGCTTGCTGGTGCCGATAGATCCGCTTTTCTTATACTTGCGGACCATCTCACCGATGTTTTCACTGACGACCTTGCGGCTGCGTCCGGGCTTTAATGGCATTTTGTTGCTCCATTTGTTTGAGTCTCATTAACGTTAAGTCAGCCTTCTGGTCTGCAATAGCCTCTTGGGTCTCAAGTCTAGCGGCGTCAGTAACCATCTTTTGCTGCATTTCCTGGGTCTGCAGACCAATCTTCTGCTGCTCTGCCTGGATTCTAGCCTGATCGGCCTGAGCACGCTGAGCTAATTCCTGCTCTTTCAGCTTGATCAATGGGTCGGGTGCGCCCTCGCCAGACAACTGCGAAGACAATTGACGCAACTCGCTCATCCCTTGAGCCACCAGCATGGCAACCATGGCTTCCTTCTGGATGTCCGACACAACGCCCTTGTTCTCAGGACCGTACTCGGCAAAGATCTGGGCCTCTACTTGCTCCTCGGCCTTAATCCGGACGTGCTCCAAGATGTGCTTGGTTAGGTTCATCGCACCCACGGGGTTAGCCTGCAGGATTGGGCTCATGCCTTGGAGCATGTGGCTCACAATATGAGCGTCATGTTGCTGGCCAGCAAAGGCTTTTAACTTCTTGCCGTCGATAGCGTCAGCGTTCTCGGTAGCCGGATCTTTGGGCCGTGGTTCCTGGGTATCGTCATAGTTCAAGACCATGTCAATGTCCCGCACACCAAGTGCCTCATACATCCGACGATAGGCCTCATACATATTGTGCATCTGGGGTGCAGACTGGGCCAGTTGCAACTGGGTCTGAGCCATCATGATGCGCTGGGCGCTGGAATGAACGTTGGGGTCTGCCACCGGCAAGACGTCCACACGGTCATCAAAGTCGTTTTTGAAGATCTTGCGATCGCCGCCTTCTACCTCGTACGGATACTCGTCCGGCAAATGCTTGGCCATGCAGTTTGCCAACAACTCAAACTCAAGCTTCTGGGCATAGTGCAGACGCTTGTGGATGCCCGACATAACATTGGCACCCTTTTCTAACATTGCTATTGTTGTACCCACTGCGGCCTGTTGGTTACCATCACCAACCTGCATGTCAGCAATGCTGGCGAGCCTGCGACCACTGTCAATACAGAATCCCATCAGGGTATACAACGTCTGGCTTGGCTCCTTATATGGCAGGGGCAGCAATGACGAACTTAGGTCCGCGCCGCCCGCATCCACGTCACGCCACTCACCCGGCTGGAGGGGATCATCATCGTCCGCGATCCGTAAGCCACGGGCTTTAAAGCCTGCTGGCAAGTTAGCCAGCGTACCCGCATCCAGCAACTGCCTTAGTGCGGAGGTGGCAGCACGGTTGAGATTACCGATGAGATGTACAAGGCCATAGCCCATACAGCCAGGACCGGGGAGGAACATGTAGTGAACATAATATTGCTCCGGGCAGCAAGCTTCGTCTTCTTCCTTCCAGTTACGATAGATCGCCAAGACCTTGCCGCTGTCCTTGTCTACCGTAATGATGTAAGGCTTCTTGATGCCATCCTTGTCTTCAAACCCAGGGATGTCGTACAGAATGTGTGCTTCTAAGAGCGTGTATTCCTCGTCCATGTACCCCGGACTCTGGCCAGAGACACGGTCTTGCGCATCCGTGATTGGAGTTTCGCGAGGCGTAATCGGCGCTTCCTCCATCTCAAGGTCCAGATAAACGCCTGCCACCTGCGCCTTACGCAGCGAATTGGCAGACATAGGAACGACCTGAATACAGCGCTCATTTTCCCAAGGATTGCTCGAACCATGGTAGGGCATCACAAAGTTGTCTGGCGTAATGAACGGCGACACACAGCGCTTCTTAGCCTTGTCAAAATAAACCTTCTTGAAGGCCGACCCACCATAGCCCACGTACCAAAGCATCTGGTCGAAGTCTGGCGTGTATTCCTTCATCACCGTGGTGATCTCGTAATTCATGTAGTCCTTGACCCGCTTAGCCTGAGCCTCGCGCGAGCGGTTGGACTTGCCAATCACGGACGTGCGCACGGGCCCGCCAGGGGGCATGAGTTCTTTCATCGCCTGGGCCGAGAACTGGGTAATCGCCTCTGTCAGCAAAGGCACCGACACACCAGCCGCGCCACGGAAGGGCTTGGTACGCATCTCGTACTGGAATCCAAGGCTCTTAAATCCCTCGGCATAGGTGCGCTCCCACTCGTCGCGTGAAGCAACGTCGGAGTCAAAGTACTCAAGGATCTCCTCACCAATCTTGGCCAGGTCAGAAGCATCCATGTACTGAGCCAAGTTCTCGTAGTGCTTGGTTTCCTTGACCTCTTCCTCTTCGCCCATGGTGATGGTCGCACTGCCATCGGCGCCGATCTCAATGCTTACACCCTCGTCTTCACCTTCCGGCTCTTCTTGCTCAATCTCAATGTCAACTTCAGGCGCGAGCATTTGCTCTTGGCCCACGGCTTCAAGAGCCTTTTCAATGTTATTTAATGAATTTTTCTTGGCCATCACACTGCCCGATCATATAAAGGTTTATCTACCATGCCGCCCTTGCGAAAATTTTCTGGAGGAGCTTCTATTCCAAAAGAAGTCTTTTGCTTAAATTTTTGAGGAAGAAAATCGTTATCTTCCGTTGGACTCAATTTAACACCAGACTTTTTCTGCCAATCCATCAAAAAGTCTGAGACTTCTTCCCCGTATAAAGGAATAGTATTAGTATTTCTAAAGCCCTTGACTTGTTTAATTACGCTGTACGGAACATCTTCTTTTTCTCTGCCGATAGGTTTTGCAAGTTCGATACTTACATAAGGCTGCCCATCGGCATCTCGTAGAGTAAAGTATTTAGACTCTTTGTTTAAAAGGCGATTGCAATAACCGCTTGTTTCTCTTTTTAAGCAATGTTGTAACACCCCACCCTCAATCCGTAGCCCCTCTTTGGTAGTTATTTCTCGCCATTCGGCGCCTTCCCCCAAAGTGGGAGAATTAACGGGCATATATCTTTGAGTACCTGTTCTTAATTGATCCGCAGTTAGTGGATCTCCATCATCTGCCATCCTAGCAATTTTTGTGGGGCTTGTAACGGAGGCAGGATCTTTGGCCGAAGATGCAATAATTAATTCTGGGACAGACATCTTTGACCACTTGGCCGGATCATTTTCTGACATGTACTCAAATATGTCTTCTGTTCTGAACGGAGAATTCCAAGTATTTGTAGGTTGGTAAACGGGTTTTCCTCTTTTAATTTCTTCCGCTATAGCCGGAATATTTTCTATTGCCTCATTAAGTTCCCTTGGATCACGCACTAGATTTATTGAGGTTGGATATTTACCAAACAAAGAGTTTTTAGCTTGAAGTTCTTTTTCTGCGTCCGCTTTTTTTTCTAGGATAGTCGAAACTCTAAATTCTAGTGTGTTAAACGCTTTTTGTTCTTCTTCATTATTGGAGATTGCTTTTTGATTAATATATTTTTTCATTAAAGGGACTATATCTTCTTCTTTTCCTAGTTCTTTCCAAAAAGTACTTTCAACAGCACTTTTAAGATTGGCATTTACTTCATCAAAAAATTCTGTGTTTTTTAGTCTATCTACTATTTGCAGCGGGGTTATGCGTCCGGAAGAAGACATAGCCCTATTAGCACCACTAAATACCATTTTTTGAGCTTTTTCATTACCAGCTTTAGACAACTCTAAAAGTTTGTTCACATGGGCAGGAGTTAATTTTGTTTCGTCTTGTAAGGGAATTTCAGTTATTCTTGAAATTTCTTTTCGGTCATAACTAAAAATATCATTGGGGCGCAAAAAAGGTTTTGGTTTAAATCTGCCTTCTACAGTTGCAATGAGCAAAGGATCATTTGGTGTTGAATACTGCAACTGCATATATTTATCTATTTTTGGCAAATAGTTTAAAAACGAATTGCTAAACTCAGCCCCTGCTTTTGGCATTTCACCTTGGGCGTATTCATCCAAGCGTTGCTGATCTAAATGCAGCTTAAGGAGATTACGTGAGGTTTCGTCACCAAACATAACACTTCCGCCCGGGCGTGTAGCCAAGGACAAAATTCCTTGCGACTCTAGCCGTTCTCTTAGAGGGTCATAGGTAACATCTTCTGGGGCACGAGAGGCTGCTGCTCGGATTTTTGCGCGATCAATCGGCGCCGTAACTACATCTGTAAGTCCTTCAATCCCACGACCTATCTGCCTTGCTCCTGCCGCAGGGTTCACGAATCCCATACCGATGCGGGTTGCAGTTTCTGCAGTCGAACCCGTGGGTGCCTGGGCAATCCCAGCCTGCCGAGCTTTCTCAATCAGATACTCACTGCCACCCACAGGTTTCTCGACGTTGTACCCAAACGGCCTCATCGCCATCGTGGCAATGTCCACCGGAGCACCCGCTAAGTCATACGGCAAATACTGCGCTCCACGCACGATATCTTGCCCAATCCCCCGAAACACTTCACCGGCTGGTCGTTGGTCCGTGGGCAGTGTTCCAACAGTCATCTGCTCTGCCATCTGGTTGTAGTCTACTTCGCCACCGTCAGCAAACTGCTGCAGCCCAAGAGTGAAATCCCTTTTGTACGGATACTGGTTTGGGCTCTTTTCGCGGATCTCACGCTCAATATTGTACTGTTCCATCCGCCCCCGGTTCATGGCTCGATCGTATACTTCAGGAGTCAAGAAGGGCTGAGCAGTGATCTCGGGCCTTGGACCGCTTTGGCCAGCATCTGTCATGCCAAACATATTAGCAATGTCGTAATCACTATAGTTCGGAAAAAACTGTTTTACGTCCTCTTCCGAAGCCCTGCCCGCACGATACCTGTCCACTGTCTCATTTAACTGACGTGTCAATTCTCGAACAGGAATCTCCTGCTCCCACTGTCTTTGCTCTTCATCCTGCGTGGGAGCAGCGGCCATAACGTCCTCTAAGGACTCGTATTGCTCACCAACTTCACCACCCTCAGCAAACATCTTTGGCATTCTCGGCACCGCACGACGCTTAGGCTCTTCTTGCTGCAAAACAAACTGGAACGGATCAGCACTTTTTGCCTGTGCGAACTGCTGCAGGATCTTGCCCCCAGCAGGCTTTGCCGCACCGCCACCATCTTCCATCATCTCGGTCAACATCTCGTTGACCTTGCTCATGGTCACACCCTCAGGGTCCGTGTCAGCCAAATAATTCAACGCCAACGCCGACGTATAACTACTCGGCAAATCTCTGGGGTTAAAAGCAGCCGCCACACGAGCGCCTGCCTGCTTTGGTCCTTGGGCCGTGGTCCGTGGAGCCTGAGCCGTTTGTGCAGGAGCCCCGCCACCCAACACAGACAGCCACTTCTGCTGATACTTATCCGCAGTCAGGCCCTGGTTTGCGCGAAGAGCGTCCTCGGTCATCCGACCCTCAGGGTTGCCCGTATACCACACCAGCGGCACCTTCGACACGTCATTGCCCGTGCGATTCAAGATGTCCCGAACAGCAAACGCGGCCACCGCGTCTTGCACCTCAGGAGGAGCGTCCTTGGCCCTTGAGTACTCGGTCCCTAAACCAGCTTTCTTTGTCGAAGCCTGCCACGTACTATCAATAAACTGATACGCGCCCGAGGCCGACGAACCCTTTGCCTGCGCACCATAGTTGTTGCTAGACTCTACCTGACGAATAGTAGATAGAATCTGATCGACGTCCGGGCTACTTTGTTGTGCCATATTTAATAGTACTCATGGATTTGGGGGCCAACCGATTCCTCAATGAAATCACTGGGCAACTGAAGAAAGTTGCCCTGTCTAAACCGTATTACCGCCTGAACTGCCGAATCTGTCAAGTCATCATGCTCACCGAACGGAAATTCAGCCATCTCCTCTACAAGGTCCTCGGCCCACGGTTCGTCTGGAGCCCACACGAACCCCGCTTCAAAAACTGGTGACACAGAGTTCGCCCGACTGATTTTATCAGTACCCGTTTTGCGTCCACCTGGTGAATAATTGACCACCGGGATTCCCGTGCGCCGTAATTCCTGGGTCAAGGGCAAACCAGAGGCCTTCGCCTCAATTAACACACAATCAGGGTCCCAGAACTTGTACAACTCCATAGCCTCACGCTTTAACTCTGGGAAATCCCACCGGCCCTTCTTCGCGTCCAACAAAATCAGGTTGTCTTCCTCGCCCTCAACAGGCTGAAACACACCCCAAGTCGTGATAGCGGAAAAATCTGCCGTTTCCTTCTTGGAATACGCCGTGTCGTAGCTCTGTATAACGTACTTTAGCTTCGGAACGTTGTCATGGGGCCAAACTTTCCACCATTCCCGCTTAAATATCGCCCCTTCCTCAGCCGTAGGGTTCTGCATCCACTGAGCGTTCCAGTTTGACACCGGCAAAGCGGCCTTGACACGCAGTAAATCGTCCACTTTCCAAAATTCTGGCCAACAAGGCGTGCCAGACGGCATGATTGCCGGGAATTCGATGACCTCCCACTTGTCAGACATGGGGTTTTTGGCCTCATCTTGCAAAACCCGACCAGTTAAGTCAACTTTTGACCACCGGGTCATCACAATCAGGATGCGCCCACCCGGCTGAAGTCGCTGCCGGGGGCCTGCTGTGTACCAATCGTAGCAATTTTCCATCGCCGTCTCCGACAATGCGTCTTGTTCCGAGTGCGGATCGTCAATGACCAAGAAATCCGCACCCCGACCGGTCATCGCCCCGCCCACACCAGCGGCAAAGTACTCCCCACCCTTGTTCGTCTCCCACCTACCGGCTGCCTTTGAGTCCGCTGCCAGCAAAACCTCAGGGAAAATCTGTTTGTACTCCTCAGAATCCATCAGATTTCGCACCTTACGGCCAAACCGCTGGGCTAACTCGCCTGTGTGAGTAGCCTGAATGATCTTGGAATCCGGTTTTTGGCCCATTAACCAGGCGAGGAACAAATACGAAGTAAGCTCTGACTTACCATGACGCGGTGCAATATTAATAACTACCCGCTTTAGGTCACCATGGATCAACTCCTGGAACTTCTTGGCCATGATCTTGTGGTGCTCGCCGCATATGAACGTGGGCCACACGTACCTGACGAAGGCCAGAAAGTCATTCCTAGCATTTTCTCGCGCTTCGATCTGTGCAAGCCGCAACTCCAGCTTTAGGATCTCTTCGTCCGCTGTCTCTTGTTTCCCGTGAAACAATGTACTTTCCCTTTCTGCGTGTGTGGTGGCACGTAATGGACGCAAGCATACGCTAAGTTTTGAATTTTGCAAAAAATTTTTGCGGAAATTGATTTTGAAAACAAGGGGGTGGGTTTTAGCTCGATAAGTTTGAAACACTTGGCTGACTGGCAGAAACTGAGCCAAGGGGTTGAAGCCTGATTGATGGGGTGGAAAGAGGAATGGAGCGAAGTGGAAGACGAGGAGAGGAGTGATAACTGTCAGGGACTCCAGAAGTATAAGCGGGCCCGCCCACCCCCGCCATCCTCCAAGGGAATAGATTTTACAAATAGGCTATGCCTATAGCTTTTCACTTCTACTTATATACAAAGAATTGGACAGTGGATAGTGGGCTGGGGTATGGCACTGCGTGCCATATGTATCAATAAAAAAGCCCAGGCACTCACGCGCCTGGGCTCTCCGCTCACGCGGCAGGAGTTAATCGATAAAGTTTAGTTTGTTAAGTTGCAATTGCAGATCTATCTGCAGATCTACTAATTCCTCAAGTCTAGACTCGAGGGCAGATAGTGTCCGCATATCTCCGGCCATGTCTGCGCCGCGCATATGATCGTCGATCTCCTGAAGCTGGCGATCGATAGCGTCAATCTGCATCTCGAGATCGGCGGCCTGATCCATGCGCTCGAGTTCATCACTCGAGTACAGATCCTCAGGGCAGGTGACATTGGGGTTTGATGTTGTGCGATAAAGTGCCATGTTAATCTCCGATCAGAAAAGGTGATTCCAGAGTGCTTCATGAACAAAGCCTCCGTCATCATTGAGCAGATCTAATTCGGCATCGGTCAATGGCTCGCCGTCATCGTGTTCTGCATAGCAGATAAAGGCATCGCAAAAATCGGGATAGTCTGAGTGATCTATTCCGTCGAACTCGATATTGTGATATTGCATTTCATTCTCCTGTATGAGCTGGGCGGCGAGTGCCGCCCAGTGCGTTAATTATACATCAAGCAAAATGATATGTGTAGATATTCGGGATCCAATCAACGCGGACAGCGACTTGTTCTATCGTCATACTGGGCTCGACTGATTCACCCTCCTGATTAGTGCCAAGCACTAAGGCCTTGCCAGCCAGTGGCGTAGGATAATCACCGATCAAGAAAAATTCTTGATCCTTGCCATTAATCAGGCCTTCATCATCAACAAATACTGTGTCGCCAAATTCGTTGAAATCGGCGCAAGTAAATGTGTCGCACTCGATAAGTTTATAGATCTCGTTATAGTCCCCCGAATACTCAACCATGGATATAGTCTTGGTAAACGGATCGATTAGATATGCTTTCATTTCATTCTCCTGTATGTCCGGCGGCGGAGTGCCGCCGGTCCCCTAATTATACCTCAGGCAGATTTGCGTGCAATATGTTTTTTCGGTGTAAAGGTGCCCAATAACATCGCGCCCTCTACCTGGGGCGCGTAGTGCCGGATCTCATAATTACTGTCCCAGGCACCTGGGACCAGGAACAGGGAATAAATGTAGCCCTCGTCTTCCATGATCTCGATTACATCGGGCAATGTGCGGTTATCGGTAGCGGTTACCCAAGTGGCCACACTTGATGCAAAGAAGTGAAATTCTTTATTGCGCAGTCCATCAAAAAAGGCGCGGCCTTTTTGTTCTACTGTTTTCATGCGGCCTCTCCTGAATAATCCGCGTCTTCGGCCGCTCCGCCGAAGTACGCATCGATCGCATCGCGGATCATCCACTTATCTACTTCAACGTTTCCGCGCGTCATTTCTTCCATGACGTAATCAGCAATATATGCGGCGATTGCTTGGCGATCCCAATCGCCAACATAGGTGTTTCTGTTCATGCTTCTTTCTCCAGTATTAAAAGCAGGGCGGCGGGTGCCGCCCTGTTCCTAAATTATACCACTAATGCATCAGCCGCTTCCCATAATTGCGCATTGATCCGCGCATCATCGCCAACCGATCGCAACACGCGGGTGCTTGATTGGCGGCGCGAGCGGTTCAGGTTAACTCCGCCTTTAATTACATTTTCTTGAATACGGTTCAAGGTATTCCACAGGCTATCCCCTGCATCCTCAAAACGGCGAGTAAGTAAAAGCGAATTATGGTCAAGGCCTGTGGGCCGATCCTTACCCCAGCGCAATTGCACTGCGGTCTCGGCTAGTTGGCCCTGCTCGAGCGGCGATAAGATCCGATCCATGAATCGCTGGATACGATCTTCGATGTGATCAATGTTGCCCATGAACCCGATCGAGCGATCGCCCACAATTTGGGCGGCATTCGAGCGGTGCGCAACGGACACTTGGCCCATGACATTGTCGCTGATGATCATACCGTTACAGCACACCATGCGGAAAATTCCGGCCCACAATTTAAACCCGCTTGAGCCGTCGTGAGAATTCATTAAGACCACTTCGGGCAACGACTGCTTGGCGATCGTTGGCGCGTACTGAGGGCGGAACCGGATCAGGTGCTTAGCGAATGCGCGGTTATCAATATCGCGCGATAAAGTCTGACCCGCGAATACTGGCACAAGGCCCCGGCCCTGTAATTCCTCTACAACATTAACAGTGGGGACAAAGCCATAACGCGAAGACACTTTACTAGCGGGCTCTTCCGCAAAAATCGAAGGCGCGATATTGCGCAATTGATCAAGCGAAAAACCGGTTTCACTACGGGCTTGAGTGTATCTTGCCATTTTAATTCTCCTGTATAAATGCGCCACCGATTAGTGACGCTGGAATAATTAGAACATTATTCCAGCATCCTGTCAAGCAAATAAATTATCCCGGCCGCAATAAATACGGCGATCAAGATAAACCCCGCGCGATATCGTTCCCGCTTGCGCGTCCGATCCAGCCATGGCCAAACCATGGCCCACTCCACCCATGGCCAAAAGTTTTTTCTATTGTTAATTGATTTTCGCCCCAGCTTAATTGAATCCAATCATGGCCAGCGGCCATGGCTTTTTTAACCTGCGATTTTATTTGCGCCAGCGACGGGCACCGGCCCGTGAATTCATATTGATACATTACGCGGCCCTCCCAATATCGCCTGCCACATGGTGCCGGAGCATGGATCCCGGCGGCAAGCTTTTTGCAAATTGCACCAGGGCTTCCGCATCATTCGCCGCGCCGCTTTTGCGCGTGCCATGCCATTGTATGGCCGTAGGTCCTTGGGCCGCGTAACACCCACCTTTATCGCACGTGCCAACTTTCTTGGCCCCCGTACCATGCGCCACGAATACAACAATATAGTCCCGGTCGCCACGCGCACATAATGGTTTACCGTTTCCGCATTGCATACACGTGAAATTATCGGCGAGTTCTGCGGGGCATTGAATAAATTTAACGCCACGATATTCATGGCCACCGGACCAATCGGTCCCGAGCGGAGCGGCCACCACAGCGGGCCGCCCTTTATTGTGCGCGTCTACTGCCGCGTCCATATCGTCGCAGCTTGCATTAATTATTGTGCGGTTAGCTTCAGGCATCGGCAATTGATCCGCCGGAAAATGCGAATAAGTCCACGCCACACCATTACGTGGCACAGCTTTTAATAGCGCGTTCAAATACTCATGGTCGATTTTATCGGCGCCCGTATCCGGAGCCGGATTTAATCCGCACGTCTTCGGGCACGTGCCATAAGTTTCGTGGACCCCGGCCCGATAAGTTACAGCAATCGGCCCCGTCTTTTTATTACTGGACACAGCAACGGTTTTTAACATGGTGAACCCCTGTATTTAAGTATGAACCGCCACTATAGCACACTTGTTTAAAAAATACACTTAATACTTGACCAAAAACTAGTGGTCAATAATTGACCAGCAGCCCGCGCGGGCGCGGGCACGCCATTTTAGAACCACGCACCATGGCCCACGAGCCAAAAAGAGCTATAACTTTCAATGGTTTACGCCAAAAAGAGCAGGGGCCTTGTTTTTCCTGATCCTGTACCGCGCTTTAATGTGCTTAATTCATTGTAAAGAACCCTTTAAAATAGGCAGTTTTTGCCGTTTTCAACTGGTCAAACTTTGACCAGTAAGTTCACTTTTCCAACAAATGCTGGTGCCGCCTAAAAACATGATGCGCTTCTGCCAAAACAACGGGCAATTCGCCGCCCTCGTATTTCGGAATTTCAAACTCAAGCACCGTCTTTAAAGAGGCCAATATCTCGCGCAATTGAAAGTCATTACTGCGCTCAAGACAGCCAGCAAACTCACATAATTCATCGAACCGCGCAATATACGCGCCGTCCCCGCCTTGCTCCAGCGTAGCTTTAGCGCAACCTTCCACCATCAGAACATCAGGCATTTTTAAATCCTTCCTCAATTTGAAATAAATACGATTTATTGCATAGCGGGCACTTGCCCCGCTCCACCTCTTCGCCATGCTCTGCCACAAAAAAGTCAGTCACCAACCGGATCCCATGCTTAGGGCAAGCCGGGAGGTCGTCCGGCCCCAGCAAATAAAGCACACCCTCAGGCCTCATATGCTCGAATGTAATCATCGACTGCCTCCGCAAGTGTCTCGTCAATTAAAGTGGATTTACGAAGTTCTGCGCAATCCTCGTCATTGAATTTATATCCAGTCCTAAACGAAGCGGCAAACTTCTTAATCTCATCATAGGTGCAATCCACCAACCATTTATCGCCGAGCTTCATTAGTCCATCCCTTCTGCGCCGTTATAGGCGGCCTCTAAATCCTCTTCGATCCAAGCCATAGCGGTGCAAACCTCATTCCAAAACTCGTCATTGTGCTGTGTGCCTTCGGGGTGATGATCCCGCCAACCCTCTAGCATTCCCCATACCATTTCCAACTGCGATTTAAAGTCATTGCGTGTCATTTTTCATCCCCTATCTTGTATACCTCGGTATCTATGTCTGCCGCCCACACACCAAGATTTTTCACCTCATTGTCGGGGTTATCCATGTTGGCAGTTATGGTGTAGAAATTGCGGTCATCATCGGTAATCATGCATAACGCATCGTACTGATTCTCTGCCTCCACCTCTAACTCAACCCGGTAATACTGCACCACACAATATTTTTTCATTTTCTGCTCCTCAAAAAGATTGATGCAAGTAGATATATCGCGCCTGCCAAAGACAACAGCGCAAGGGAATCGCCCAATAATCGGAATACCTCAATCATTTTTCACTTCCTTTCTTCTGTATGAATCACAAGTATTGTGTATTTTCTACACCTTGTCAAGTGCTTTCTTCAAGAAAGTTTCAACTCCTTCCCAATCCCATGGATAAGATTGTTCCAAGACGGGCGGGACAAAGATGCCCATCTTCGCCACCTCATACGATTGCCACGCCGGATAAATTAATAGCTTAGCCTTACGGCCCTTGTCGTACTGCACAAATAGCCAAACCGGACAGCCTTTATGCCGGGAGTGAAAAGCCACCTGATGCGGGCTGACCTTCACTTTCCCCTTCGCATCGGCGACCTTCAACTCGACCAAGTGAAACGCATCGTTTAAAGCGACAATACAATCCGGGATGCCAAGATTCACCCAAGATTCAACGCGGGTTATCTTCGACCCCGTCATCCCCTTCTTCATCTTCTGATAAAAGCTCGCTTCCGGCTTCTTCGTCATTTAAAAACTCCTCTGTATGGTCTGCTTTCTTTTCCATCTCAATCGATTCTGTGATCTGCACATCCACCACTTCCGGACTGCCTTGATATAGCTTACGCAAAGCTTCCAACTTCTTCTGCACTTCCTCTTTGCTCATCGAATCTATCGAGCCATGCCGGATCTCTTTGCGGTCAATATAAATCGTACCCAATGCTTGGCCCCTCCGATATTCGGCTTGGACCGCCGCCGCCCATGCCCCGGATTCAATTGCCTTATCCCGGATGAATTGCAAATCCTTCATGTGCCGCTCAAAGGTCGTACCATGCTTTGCATTTAATTCCGCTTGTCTACGCTGGATTGCCGCTACGACATGGGGATACTTTTCCGGCGTGGTCAACTCCGAGCCAATACGAGATGCAATGGACTTCGGATACCCAGCGTCAAGGGCTGCTTGGGTCAGAGTTATAGTGCCATCAGCACCAGCATAGATTTCAACAAACTTCGCCTCCCGAGGTTTCAGGGGCTTACGCTTACCCGTCAGGGGTGCCCCATAAGTAACGATCCTTGCCTGTGCTCTAGCGGCTCGCTTCTTCGGCACATCACCGATTGTTAGCGGACCTGTAGGACTCTTCTGCTTGTCTTTGTTGCTCATCTATCTTTCTCCTTATCTCTTTACCGCGCCGCTCCATTAATTCCAGCCGCTCTGCCATGTTGGTCTTGGAGCAACCCCTCTGAGCAAACCTATTTTCCAGCAACTCATCTCTCGATCTTTCTACCTTCTCCACAGCTTTAGCCAACAGACTAAACACCAGCATCCGTACTCCCTTCGTCTTCCGGTTTATCAAAGTGCTTGGGGCAGAGCATCCATTGGGGGATGCCTGTGAACCGGCTTAGGTCCTTCACATACCCTCGAGGGATGGAGTTGCGGTCCTTCCAGTTCCAAACAGCCTGTGGGGACACCGAACAGTACGCCGCGATGTCTTCCTGGCTACCAAACGAGATCACCAGCATCTCCACCGGATTGCTTGGTAGCTGGTCGTACATCTCGGGAATGATCTTCATTGTCATGGTTTTTCTCCTTCTTTGTTTATATTATCTCCACTGGTGTATTTTGTCAACGTATTTCTGGGTTTTAGCCCCCTTACAGAGCAACACGCCCTATACGTTATTTTTTCCAGAAATTTTTTCACTACACATTTTTACCAACATTTTCCGGACGTAAGGCACGTAGAGTCTCTTTTTAGCTACAGAATCCTATATAACATTACGTCTAGACTTAAAGTAATACTTTAACGTAATGCTTAACGTAATGCTAATTCCTTATATAAATCAATAACTTATAGCTAAAATTACGTTCATTACGTCTAAAAGTGACTGAAAAAAAACGTGTAGTAAAAAAATTTCTAGAAATCCTACAGTATGGTGGCTTCGTAATCTTGGCCCGTGGTCCATGGTCCATGGTCCGCGACACTTGATCCCCTAACCACCCACCGAGTTACCTCTCATGGGTATGACGGGTAACTCATTGACGTTTCATGCACTCAGGGTACGATAACCCTGTGGGGGCGCCCTTTTTTGACGATTGGGGTTATCCAAGTCCCCCACACCAATTCAATGGGGAGTGTCATGCCGTACAAGGATCCTGAGGTCAGGCGGGTTAAGAACCGTGAATACGGAAAGAAGTACTACGAGAACAATAAGCGTGTCATTCAAGACGCGGTGAATGCTTTACGCAGAAAGAACCGTGCCAAGTGGTTGGAATATAAGAGCACTCTAGTTTGTTCGCGTTGTGGTGCGTCGCACCCGGCGATTATTGACTTCCACCACCCCACGCGGGACGGGACCAAGAAGGACGTGAATCGGTTGGTGATGGACAACTGCTTTTCGCAGGCGTACGAGGAAGTCAAGAAGTGTGAGGTCTTGTGTGCCAACTGCCATCGGATAGAGCATTTCAACGAACATCAGGCCATTCGGGCGTACAACAGGAGCATGCAAAAGGAAGAGCTATGACCACGATCGCCGCCAGGTTCTCAACGCTCGAGATTGCCGCCGACTCTCAAGTCAGTGGGGATGACATCAAGTACTTTGTGGAAAAGCTCCGTAGGGGCCGAGAATCGATCTACGGGGCGGCGGGCGACTGGAAGGATATCTTGGGGGCCTTTAGCATGCTCGAGCACCCCAAAGAGGGCGACGAGTTGGATGAGGACTGTGATATCGAGATGTTGGAGCTTCGGCGGGACGGGATTTGGGTCTACGAGAGCACTTTGATCCCTGCGAGGATCAAAAACGACTTCTATGCCATCGGGACTGGCTCAGGATACGCCATAGCGGCCTTGCACTTGGGCAAGAGCCCCAAGGAGGCCATAGAGATTGCGTCCCTCTACGACCCCCTTACGGGCGGTCCTATCGACTGTATGTCCCTGGAGCCATTACACCCGGCTCCAAAGCGTAAGAAAAAATCCTTACTTTAGGTCCAACGTGGCCCGGTTGATGCGGTAAAGGTCCGAGATTAGCGGGTCGGTCTTATCGATCACTCCCTTAACCATCCCGTGCGCAAGGTAGAGTAAGGAAAGCGCGCGGTCGTTGTTGGTGAGGTCCACGCAGTCATTCAGGGCGGAGTCCATCAGGTGCTGGATATTGGTGAGCGTGGTGACCACGTCATCAAGCTGGGTGGCCGTGTCGTAAAGACTGGGCAGTGGCCCTTGGTCCTTGTCCCACTTTGCAACGAGCTGGGCCAGCGGCGTAAGTTTCTCCTTCTTGACCGTACGCTTTACCGTACGGGATAGGGGCTTACCTTTCGCCTTCTTAACCGCACTTTTTTGCGTACGCTTTACCGTACGGGATAGGGGCTTACCTTTCGCTTTCTTGGCAGGCTTTTTAATCATGAGAGCACCTCAAAGTTTGTGATGTTAAAACGTCCGTACGTTGGGCGGAAGTCTCCAACGCCTACGAGGCGGCCTGCCGTGTTCAGTACGTCTTGAAAAAGGTGGGGGTCGATATACTCAGGGGTGAGTATTTGAAACTGTATATCCACTTCCCATCCGATGCGCATGGCAGGTCTTGTTCGATTAACTCCGGCTCGCTGTACTGTGACCCGACGAGTGTCAAGGTAGTCCCACTCATCGCTACCAAGTGACGCCAACTGAGTAAGTGAAACGACCCCGGCTTTGAAGAGATCCATCGCGGATTTACGCGGAGAACGGGGGTCTTGCTTAAATTTCGCAGCATGGATAATGGACTGCCTAAAATACTCCCCTGGGATACAGAGTTCATCTTTTTCGTTTCTCCAAACGTAGGACTCGATGTCATCTGTCTTCTTGGCCGCTGAGTTCTTGGCGGCCTTGGACTTCGCATCGACTGACTCGCAGTTCCAACGGTGGAACAACAGATCCGCCGCGCCTTGAGCCCGTACAGCTACAGCATAAGGGAAACCCTGTTCAATGGCGCTCTTGCCGCCATTGGTTACATCACTAACGACTTTCAAATTGGACTTAGCCATTCTACTTTCTCCTATATGAAAAACCCCCAACGTGGGGAACCGTACCGCACCGGACCTAGCCAGACAATGCCCCGCCCTGCCCTTCCAGATAAAGCCCTTACGGGCTTCTTAATGAAGCCTAGCCACACCTCACCGGGGCCAATCCTGCCAAACCCAACCAAGCTCCATTAAGAAACCCATACCTCACCATACCGGACCACTTCTCACCATACCCAACCTAGCCCTGCCGAACATTGCCGAGCCGTGCCGCGCCTAGCCTAACCGCACCTAACCACACCGAACCGCGCCCTACACTACCTGACCATGCCTTATCTTGGCATGCCATACCTCGAGCTATTTGTGACCCAAGGCAATCATCGTCAATCCGACGTTGCCCACCAAGTAACCAAAATAAGTGACAGCCAACCATGGCTGACCATCTTTATAGAATAAGAACGCAATTGCCGCATATTGAACGGCGATAAACGCAATTAACCACGCAGGTATTGTCATTGTGTTGTAAACCCATCAACTGTGCCCAGCGAGGAAACCGCGAGGCTTAATAAAAACGGGGACATCTGTTCCCCGAACGTAATCTCAGAAATCTGATCGGCATCCTCAGGCGTCACCGGGGCGCCGAGAAACACAAGCACCTTGCCGTTCTCAAGCGTGATGTAAACAAGCTGAATCTTCTCCTCCGGACCGCGACCGAGGAGTGCCTGTAAGCCTTCGCCGAAAGTCACCAGCTTGCCTTGTCGGAGCATTCTTTGATGATATCCGCCACGGTCTTTAACTGTGGTTGAGGTGGCAGTTTAAAGTCATTGTTCTTGATCCCGAGGTCCAAGGACAGTGATTCGTTCTCACTGCGCAGGCGTTGGCAGTTGCTGTAGGCACTCTTTAGATCTGCCTCCATAGTGTAGATGTGGTCCATCAGGACGCGGATAACGGAGCGCCACCCGTCTTGGCTAACGTCCTGGCCCGTGGTCCAAGCTTCGGCAAGCCTTTTGGCTTCATAGTAGTCCATGGTTCTTCCCTTCACTTTTTAGTCTTATCCTGCCACTTTTTGCTTTGTTCGCCAACCCATAGGGCGGCGCACGCTAATTCCATGGACTCGCTTGGTGGGTTTATGTTCAAGGCGTTCCTGCACCCGTCCTTTAGCCCGTTCTCATACCCAATGCTCCAACCGACCCATAGAAAAAATACTATCAAGGCGAAAAGAGCAAACAATTTCATAACCGATTATTCCCACGATTATTAGCGCAAGGCCATGCCTGCTTCAAAGCCAGGTTGATCAAGGATTCTGCGGTCTTATGGCGAGTCGAGGGATTGTTATCCAAGTATCTCTTGACCATGTCGGACACTTGTCCGGCGGTTACATTATCCGGCGAGCAAAACGTGACGCTGACGTACACATCAAATACACCTTGAATAAAACCCAAGGCTTGCATCTTGTCACCAAAATCTCCAGTCATTTTGCTATGAAGGCTGTTGCCACTCATGAACTCGGCACTTGCCATGCACGGCACACATAGCAAAATTGCTATAAGTTTTTTCATTTTGATTTCTCCACTAGGGCATCGAGGTGGGCCTTGATTGCGCCAACAACATACTGTTGTGCCTCAAGATACGTTGGGTCATCTGTTTCGGTGTGCAGACGATGCAGGCCACTGGCAATGGCATCGTTGACTGCTTTCTTGATTGCAGGGAATTCTTCAAGTGGTTTCATTTGGCTCCTCGATTCTTTTTACGATTTCGTCAACAAACTTTATAAGCCCATCGGTTGTGAATAGATACACAAATAATGCGTTTTCGTACACCCCGCCCTCTTCTCCTGGCAGGTCTATGCCCACAGGTTTAGCAAACGTTTGGACCAGGTCACCAAGACCAATCTTTTGGTAGATGTTCATTCCCTGTTCCTAACCTTGGCTAATGTTCCGTGGGCCTTGTTCCGTAATTCAATACAAAGGTCATGCCGCTCTTTCAACGTGGTGTCGCTTGGGTCTTCAACGGCATTGATCCATTTAAGATAAAGCTCAACCACTTCGATAAGCTCTTTATTAAGCCGCTCAAGGCGCTCGAACTCCGGGGTGGAGTGCGTGTATCCCGTGATCCTAAAGGGAGACATGCTTTCCTTTTTGGTGGATGATGAGGTCTTGGATCGTGTCGCAGATCTCGAGTCCTGTTTGTCCGAAGTCCGACATCTTGCAGAGGGCCATGATGTCTTTGATGGCTTGGTTATAGCAAAGTCGCCCATATTCAACCGCCAGACTTTCTGGGAGGTTGTACGTCGCTCCCGTTTGTTTCAGTCCTGACGTCATCGCCGCAATGAGGTACTCCTGCACCATCCGTTCGTTGTTCTCGTGCATCTGTTTCTCCAAAAATACGATCAAAGTTTTCCCGAAATCTTTCGTTGGGGACATTTTGTGGGCGTCTTGCGGAGCCTTTTCCGCCGTCGCTGGCTTTCATAGCGAAAAGATAATTCCAACAATGATTCCGGTAATCGCAGCTATCAGCATATTTTTCATTCCTTTACCCTGTAGAATTTTTTAGAACCCATTCGGATTTGATCCGCAATGCCGCTATCAACAAACCTTTTTAAGGTACGGGCTACTTTGCCCTCGCTTGCAATCCATTCTTTTGCAATCGTCTTTGCTTGAACGGGAGTTTTTGGGTGAGAAAGTAAATATTTCCACACCTTCTCCTCAAAGTCGGTCATCTCAATTGCCATTATTTGTCCCCCCGCCATGCTAAAAAGCCAATGACGATGAACACAATTGCAACAAACCACGCAAGTTCTTGAGCGGCTTCTGCGGCCTGTCCACTGCGGACCCATGAGTCCACAACGTAAGGGTTGATATTAGGGCTAGTCATGCTTTCTCCTTTCTAAAGTATGTGAATAGGCTACTACCGATTTTCGCGTTTGTCAACAAAATCTTTGCACCATATGCCTATTAGCATTGCATCAACTGCAACCTTACGGGCCGTGTTCCGCGCTGCAACAAAATTGCTGTCGCGCAACTCTCTTTGTAACTGCTTGTGCAACTGTTGAATACGGATCATTGCCTCAGAATAATCCTGGTCCAAGATGCTCGATGATTCTGTAGTCATTCTGTCTTCGCTCCTTTTCTGCCTGTAGTTTTTGTTTCAATTTTAAAGTCCGGGATGTGGAGGTAAACGGGATTTTCTTCTCCCACATGGGCTCCCAAAATGTTGAACTCGAAGTATTCGATCGCTTCTTCACGGGTCATTCCCTCACTTTCCATTTTTTTAAGCATCTTCTCAACATCCAATACGGCCATCGGCGGCCCCCCGAATCGTTCTCCCACCCCCACAATGCAATCCTCAAAGCCACTCGGGTAAATGATGACTTCAAATGTCTCATCTATCCAACTTAGAAGGTCACTTTCGTGGGAGGAAGGGGTTCCGATACGCCTGGGCGGGGGCTTGCCGGACGGGGTCCTTGACGATTCGTTTGGTCTCTTGGTGGGTTTCTCTTTCAAAGTGCCACTCCCATTCTTTTTCAACAAGTTCAGTGAGGATGCTGGCAATCGAGCGGCGATCGCGAGCGGCTATCTGCTTGAGTAGATCGTAGGCATCTACTCGGAGCATTACAGATTTCCATTTGGCGGCGTCAGTCATGACTATCTCCTGTATTTACAGGAGTATATCACAAAAAAGGGGGCGACTTTGCGCCGCCCCCGCAAGCTTGAAGAGGCGCAACATGAAGGAGAGGAGTTAGACTTCATGCTGCTTCCCCCCAGGAAGGTCCACATTCGACATCGACCTTAGAGGGCACCTCTAATTTAACACAATCCATCATGGCTTGAGCGAATTTATTTGCTTCCTCGGCGGAGGTTACAGACAAGCAAAGCTCGTCATGGACCTGGAGCAGGGGCAGTTTCCCGGCTTCTATGCAGGCCAGCATGGACTTCTTCGTCTGATCGGCGGCAGAGCCTTGAATCAGGCGGTTTAGGCCCTTATAGGTATAGGCTCGCTTGAGCCGTGGTCCGTATTCCAAGACTGCTTGTTCTCGGGGCAACGCCTTGTGTAGGCCAAACTCGGTCGGCTCCCACAGATTAAAGCGGCATCGACGCCCAAGCAGGGTACGGACGGATCCGTTTGAAGCTGGATGGTCCACCCGTTGTTGCACCGCAGTGACCAGGCCCTTCATGAATGGTACAAGCTCGTGGAACTTGCCAATGAGTTCGCTGGCTTCCTCTGTGGACAGGTCCAGTTCGGTAGCCATCTTGCCCTTACCCATGCCGTAGAGGAGCCCAAGGCCAATTGTCTTAGCCTGCTTGCGGCCAATGCCTGCCATGTCTGCCACCGTTTGGTGGAAGTCGGTATCGGGATTTGTGATATAGGCTTCGGCGGCTTTGTCTGCCCCCTTTAATTCCAGCAGTTTGGCATAATGGACCGCGAGCCGTGGTTCTTGTTGGGAGAAATCGAGGGAGGCCCATATTTCGTCTTGCTCCGGCAGAAAGAGGCTCCTGATCGCAGGGCCGATCTCCGGGTGGCGGGCTGGAATCTGTTGAAGATTGGGGTTGGCCATGGACAGTCGTCCGGAAACCGTGCCCCCTTCGTCGCTTCGCAACTGATTGATGTGCCCATGTATCCGGCCATCGTGCTCGGCGTAACTCAGCAAAGCTTCAATGAACGTGCCGTTGGCCTTGTTGTACTCACGGGCGTCCACAATGGACTTGGCAATGGGATGTGGGTGGTGGGCCAAAAAGCTTTTGGTAAACGAAGGAGCGCCCTTTTCAGTCTTGGGGTACTCGATCCCTAGTTTGTCAAAAGCCTTTGCAATGCTGGCAGCCGCCCAAATATCTAGGGAAATCCCTGACAGGCTCTTTATTTGAGCCAGTGCTTCCTTCTCAATTTGCAAAAACTTCTTTTTGGTCTGCTCGGCCCGGTTTACATCCAAGCGCACGCCACGCATGGTCATGTCGATTAAGTGCGGGGACAGCGCTGTTTCGAGGTCAAAGATCGCAAGTAATTCCTGCTTAACCAATTCAATCTTGAAGAACTGCCAAAGCTTGAGCGTCAGTGCGGCGTCTTGCTCTGCGTACTCACCAACGTACAGGGCAGGGAGCTTGTAAAGTTCGCCCTTGGGATCCACACCAAACTCTTTGGCCGCATCGCGCAAGCCCTGCTCTGACTTGGTCTCTTGCAGATAATCAAAGCCCAAAGCGTTCAGGCTATAACTAAATCGATTTTCGTCGATAAGTGCTGCTGCAATCATCGCATCGATAATGCGCCCATTGATCGTGAAACCCTCGGCCTTCAGCCAGCCCACGTCGTAGGCCGCGTTGAAGAAAATCTTGTCGCAGGGTAGATCCAAAACAGTTTGGACAAACTTGCGGACTTTCTTCTCGTCCAGGTTGCCCCCTCCACCGTGGCGGGTCGGGAAGTAGCCCTTCCAGCCATCTACGGCTAAGGCAAATCCAACTATGTAGCCATTCTTTGTCGGCCATCCAGGGCCGCTCGTTTTCATTCCTGGGTCGCATGTTTCTAAGTCAATTGCAATTGCCTCTGCGGAGGACAGATCCGGAAACACTTCCGGCGCCATCCACTCTGTTTTCAGTTGTGGAAAAAGAGATATCGTCATAAACGAAAAGCCTTATATTGGTCCTGGGGGTAAACGATATGTAGGGATTTCCTTGTTCGGGTAAGCCCTACGTAGTACAAACGATTAATGTCGTCCGGGTTTACTTCTTGCTCGCGAGTAAATTGAGAAGATAAATCTGTGATAACGATAACGTGATCCGCTTCACCACCTTTGGCTCCGTGTATTGTGGAGAGGCGTATCCGTGGAGTTCCTCGAAGTGACTGTCCACGTCTGAGAGCCGCTCGGATATACACTCGGTTAGCGTCGGATAGCTTTGTAAGACTTTCATACCACGGTCTGTCGTCAGCAACCAATCCGCCTTCTGCTCTAAGTCTCTCAAAGCTGTAGGACTGCTCAGGATCTCCGACAAACTTTCTAAAGCCCCGTCCAATACTGTTTGATCCGAGGTACGTGTACAGTGATTTGATTTCTCTGCTTCCAATCTCTTTCCCCTTTCTCAGAGCTTCCCAAGCGTACACAGCTTCGATGGTGCTCTCACCAATGGAGCGAATGCCATTGCGCTCAAACAGTACGCCCATGCCTTTTAGATATTCGTGGACCCCGTTTAAAACATAGTTAGTGGGGGCCAATATCAACCACGTTCCGTCTACCAAGTCAACGTCTGTATAGCGGGAATAAAAGTGCAATTCACCCTGCTCTTCGCGTGGATTCCATTCTTTTGGGACTCTGTACTTGACTCGCTGGATGATTTTATTGCTATAGTCATGAACAATCTTTGGAATGCGGTAGGACTGATTAAGCACTATCTGATCACCAGGATACGTTAATAGGTGCCTTACATCAGCACCTGCCCATCCAAAGATTGCTTGATCATCATCCCCGGCAACGTAGGCCTTCTTGGCTCTCTTGATTAGCCGGTCAGCAATCTTCCACTGCAACGGGCTCAAATCCTGAGCCTCGTCTATGATAACGACGTCCAGTGTCGGGTAATACGTATCGTCCGCTTCGGCGAACATCTCTAGCAGATCGGTGAAGTCCAACAGGCCCTTCTCGTGCATGTACTTTTTGTACATACGATAAACGTAATAAAAGTGTTGCCACTCAATGCCTAGCTGGCTTTTGTTGTACTCGGCACGGAGGTCTGCTCCACGGATTCGGGCGAGGTTGATGACGTTGAGTATTGGATTGTCAACTCGTACTTCCCACGACTCGTCTCCGCGATCGACACTGAGGTTAATTTTGGCCAGAAGGGCAAAATCTTTGTAATTCTCCGCCGTTGCGATACGGGTACTTTGGATGCCCAGTCTTGCATAAGCAAGGCTATGCAGGGTCCTAAAGTTGGCAAGATCTCGTTTAAAGTCGAGTTGCTGAAAGCGAGCGTAGGCTCTTTCTTTGGCTTCATGCGCCGCCTTTCTAGTAAATGCAAAGTAACCAATGCCTGACGCAGGCGTACCGTTTTGTAAAAGGTTATCGACAACGTTCAACAAATACGTAGTCTTGCCTGTGCCTGGTGGGCCAAATACTTTGGTGACGTTCAAAATGGAGATCCCGAAGAAGGCATCGTGGCATCAAACGGTGAGTCCTGTTTCTCGTAAGCTGGGATGCGCCAGGTGCGTACCGTACGATTCTTAACGGTGATCGAATGTGGGCTACCCTGCAAGTTCCGCAAACGCTGTGCAATCTTGACCGTAGTCATGTTGAACTTGTTGCGCTGAAGAAAGTTCTCTAAATCTTTGATGCGGAAGTAGGTTACCTTCTCTTCTTCGTGAGTCCAAGGACGGCCCATAAGAATCTCTTCGCGATCCATGGCAGTCTGGAGGTGAGTGCAAAACTCTTCCAAAAGATCATAGAATCGCCCGTCGCTGGAAGTATCCTCAGGCGCTTCTGTAATTGCCTGCGTCTCAACCATCTGTTTAAGAAGCCCATTGAGCAGCCCCTCCCATTCCTGTCTTTTCAACGTCGGCGGCATGACGTTGACTTTGCTCATACATACAACTTGAAACTTAGCCTGTTGTTGGAGTTCCTCTGTCGTAAGTTCCAGGCGATGCCCATCCACATCAACAAACCAAAGCGGGGGATCAGAAGCATACTTAGAGAGGGCCGAGATACTTGGCATATCGTTAGACTGACCGATACCAAATTTCCGAGTCTTACATAACGATGCGTTACAGTGTCCGTTAATCGGCGAATCTTTGCACTTATAACCATATTCTTTCTTTTTCAGTTGTTTAGAGACAAGCGTGATCTCATTAAGGGGAAGGGGCGGCGACATGTACTTTTGGTTATAAACCATAAGTTCGTTCTCCCACGTATCCGGCTTAGCTTTGCGGAGAAAAACTCCGATGTTGAAAAGTCCGTTATTACGTGTGCCTTCCGGAAATCCTTGGGAACAAAGAACTTGTAGGCACGGAGGACCGTCAGCGAGGTCCGGAGTAGTCGCAACGTTACTCGGTTCTTTGATGACGGTTTCTTCAGTAACGGCATAGGTTTCGTAAAGTGAATAAAACTCCTCGAGTGTGGCCGCAGAGCCGTCATCTTTGTACGCATAGCGTGTGCCATTGTCTCCTCCAAAGTATGGGAGGTTTAAGAAGTTTCCCGTGTCACCACGGTCAACCAAAATCTCCGTTTGCTTAGGAAAAATCTCTGAACCCGAATAGCCGAGGTACGCTGCAAAAAGCTTCAGGTGCTTTTGCATGTAGGTTGCGGTGACTGGTTCTCTTGCAAACATGAACACATGCATGCCACCGGATTTTGAACGGAAGGGTACTAGCGGGAGTTCGAGCTTTCTAATTTTCTTGATGATAGATACGTGATCGATGGGGTACATATCAATATCGATACAACCCCAGGTGCAGCTATTGTCGGCACGAATCGGTATGATCCCGAGGCTAGGCTCGGTTCCCTTAAGATGCTTGACCCATAGGTCATCCGTAGGAGGTTGCCTGACGATTGAGGCCTTCCCGTTTTGCTTTCCATCTTGCCGTTCCTTTTCAATCTTGTATGTTCCATACGCAATATCAAGACCTGCAAAAATTTGTTTAAAACGTGCGATATCTACTTCCGGCATGAGCTTTCTTCTATAGTATAAAGGTCAAAAAGCCGCCCCCAAGGGGCGGCCTCCGCGTGCTCAATTTAGAAGGGTGCGGCACTCGCTGCTTTGGCTCCCTCGTCCTGATCATGCTTCACGTTGACTTCGCCCTGTTTGATCGACAGAGAGAATGCCTTCGCGGTTTGATACGTTCCAGCCTCTTCTACTGGGCCAACACGTTCGACTTCCCAACCGTACCAAGTGCCCTTGTCGTTGGACTCTTTGGAGGTAGTCAGTCGATAGACGTGGCTGTATGACGGTGGCGTAAACGGTCCGTTTTTGCCATTCATCTTCAGCGTCATCATCATGCTGTTCCACTTACGCGACTTCTTCAACTGCGTTGCTTTCATGACAATCAATGCGGGTGTTGTATTACCCGTCTCGTCGATGATCAGCACATAATGCTGTGCGCTGTTCTCGATGTAATTGCCGTTATCGAGGTAGTCCTTGCTGTCGCCCGTCTTGCGGAAAGTCTTGGTCATGATGTCGCTGGTCGCAGGATGAACTGCAACAGGCGCACCAGAGCCGCCGGTTCCACGAGGTGTCCACTCAACATACTTGCGCTCGTAGTGACACGGAATGACCTTGATACCTTGCACGCCGTCATACACCTGGCCTGACACGGTGTTGTAAATCATACCGGCCTTGGCGCCGTCGATTGTTTCGAGTTCCGAGGACAGTTGTGAGAGAACCTTCAAGAAAGGCAGAGCAACATCTTCTTGCGAAATGTTGTTCATACCATCATGAGCGTCCTGCTCAAATATGGAGTTGTCGATAACTGCTAACGCTTGTTCTTTTTTCTTTGCTACTTGGTTCATAGTTAAATTTCCTTATTTAGTTTTAGCACGTTTGATCTTTGCTTTGAAGCCTGTGTAAGCGCCAAAAAGCTCAGTGGGGAACTCCGTGCCTTGTTCCACCATTTCGCGAACCCAAGCTTTAAGGGTTTGGGATTCGATCTTCTCTGCCTGTTCAGGCAAGAGCCCTTGCGTGCGAATGACGTTAATCAAATCGCCAGCGGCATCGTCTTCGCCACGACCAAACTGTACGGAGACGGTGTTTTTGATAATGTCGTCGAACCCGTGGGCCCGAAGCCATTCATATGCTTCACCACGACGATCGGATGGAATGCTCGCCGAATAAAATGGCTTGACTTCAATCTCCGATCCATCGGCCATCTCAAAACTCTTCATGCCAATTTCTTTGAGTGCATCGGGAATGCGCTCATCGGTCAAGTTGCGAAGTGATTCTTTTTTCTCCGCAAGAGTTGCTTCGAGATCCTCGATATCTTTTTCAATCAAAATTGCTTGACGTCCTAACTCTGAGATAGCAGCTAGGGAATTGTCTTGCACCGTGATTGCTTGTGCATCTGATTCAAAATCAATAGTCATAACTTTCTCCTTTCTGGTTTAAATCGACTGCTATGGGATAGTACTTCATTTCCCGTTTGTCCCACTTCAAGAAGCGAAACTTGCCGTTATTATACTCCGATGCCAAAGCAGCGGCAATACTCATGGCGGCTGGATCTCCGATAAGTAGCAGATAGTCTTCGTCAGTGAATCTTTGTAGGACCCGTTTCATCTTGTTAACCATGGGCCCTGGCGAAAAACCAATCTGTACTTGAGGGGGCAGAAGGAAAATCAATTCCCCATACTGTTGCGCGGGCAACACGTTATGTTTCATTGTTTCCTGAACTACAAAAACTTTTGCCATTACCTCTTTCTCCTTTCTATGAGTTCGTGTATACTACCTCCGAAGTTTGCGTTTGTCAAGAAAGAGAGAAAGCATGTTGGATTATCGATTTAAGAATGAACCTTATGCGCATCAGTGCGCGTACCTGTCTAGGTTTTGGAACAAACCCGAAGCGGCATTATTTGCCGACATGGGTACGGGAAAAAGCTTCATGCTCATAAACAATATGTGCATGCTGTACGACAATGGCTTCATCAATGGAGCGTTGATCGTGGCGCCAAAAGGCGTGTACCGAAACTGGGCCGAACTTGAGATTCCAAAGCACGCGCCGGATCATGTGATGCACCGCATCGCTCTGTGGTCACCAAACCCCAATAAGCTCCAGGAAGCTGCACTGGGCTCCATGTTCCAACCGGACGACGTCCTGCATATCCTGATCATGAACGTCGAAGCGTTCTCCACCCCAAAAGGTGTGAAGTTTGCAGAAAAATTCCTACTTTCCCACAACGCCATAATGGCGGTGGACGAAAGCACTACCATCAAATCTCCGTCGGCCCAGCGGACCAAGAGCATCTACAAGTTAGGACGGTTTGCCAAATATAGGAGAATCCTAACTGGTTCGCCAGTGACCAAGAGTCCTCTAGATTTGTACACACAATGCGCCTTTCTGTCCCCGGATTTGTTAGGATTCACTAGCTTTTTTGCCTTTCAGTCCCGCTACGCCGTGCTGGTCCAAAAAACCATGGGTCCGAGGTCCTTTAACCAAGTTGTCGGTTACAGGCGTCTAGACGAGTTAAACGAGAAGCTCCAGCCCTTTGCCTTCCGGGTGACCAAGGAGGAATGCGTGGATCTGCCGCCAAAGATCTACGTCAAGCGGGAGGTGTTGCTGACTGACGAGCAGGCGACCCACTACAACAACATGAAGAAGATGGCCCTGGCCATGCTGGAAACTGGGCAGATGACTACGACGGTAACCGCCCTGACTCAATTGCTGCGCCTGCACCAAATATGTTGTGGGCATTTAAAGACCGATGATGGGGAAGTGCATGAAATTAAGAACAACCGGCTTGACGCCCTTCTGGACTGTATTGAAGAGACGTCGGGCAAGGTTATTATTTGGGCCTCCTATACCCACGACATCTTGGCGATCGAGCGGGCGCTTTCAAAGACGTATGGCGGTGGCTCTGCTGCCACTTATTACGGAGCAACCGAAGGTGAAGAAAGACAAAAAATCGTAACCAGGTTTCAAGACCCGGACAGCGAACTGCGCTTCTTTATTGGGCAGCCCAAGACCGGAGGCTACGGGTTAACCCTGACTGCTGCGAGCACAATGATTTATTATTCCAACAGCTACGACCTGGAGGTGCGCCTGCAGTCCGAGGACCGTGCTCACCGTATCGGGCAGACCAAGTCTGTGACATACATTGACCTAATTACACCCAAGTCTGTGGACGAAAAGATCGTTACTGCACTGCGCAATAAGATCGACATTGCCACCCAGGTGCTTGGAGAGGACCTAAAACAATGGCTGATATGATGATAAACCTGGTCAAACGGTACAAATACGAGACCCTGACCCGGCAAGATTTGCCGGAAGGTAGGCGTTATGTCAATCGCCACGAAGAAAAGCTGCCCAGCGTAACTACCATATTAGACAAAACTAAAGATAAAACAAAACTAATAGAGTGGGCCAATCGTGTTGGGCAAGAGCAGGCGGAGAAAATTAAGAACGATGCAGCCGCCGTTGGTACTTGCATGCACGCCTACATTGAATCCCACGTCAAGATGCGCAAGTTGGCACCGGCAAAATCTGCCTATCAATTCAAGGCTTATCGTATGGCCAGCGCTCTGATGGAGGCGTACTTTCCAGAGCTAGACGAGGTCTGGGGCAACGAAGTCATGGTCTACAAGCGCGGGGTCTATGCAGGAACAACCGACTTGGTGGGAGTCTTTCGTGGTGAGCCATCCATCGTAGACTTCAAGCAGGCCAACAAGATGAAAAAACGGGAGTGGATTGACGATTATTTCGTTCAACTCACAGCATACGCTTCGGCGCATAACGAAATGTATGGCACGGAAATTCGCCAAGGCGTGGTCTTGATGGCTTCCCAAGATGGCCTACTAAAGGACTTTGTGGTTTGTGGCCGGGAGTTTGACTCGTACCTTGACCGTTGGAATGCCAAGGTCAAGGAGTTCTATGCTACTGCGGCTGCCGGTTCTGCATCAGAGGAGACAAAGGATCGTTCGGGAACAGAGCCTGATATTGCTCTGCAAACCCAGGAACGCTCCGACCAGTAGGCATTGCCGGGGGAGTCCTTGGTGCTGCCCCCGATACAACTGGACTCTGCCCTAAACTTCTTGCGGGAGCAGGAGGCGCAGGCATACGAGGCATAACCCTTGCAGGGGCCATTCCTTGCGTAAACTCTGGCGTTGCAATCGGACGCTCTTCCTCAGGCATTGCGGCTTGAGAAGCTTCGATAGAAGCCACACGAGGCACACCCTTGAGCAAATTAGGCAGGAATCCACCGGCTGCAGTGGTGATCTCGCCCATCTTTTTCATGTTCTCTTTAGTGTTCAGTGGTCCGTTGGACTTGGCCAGTTGATTGGCGTACTCAGGATCAGTGAGCGCCTTGTACATGATGGCATCATAAATGGCTGTCTGTTGACGGCCCATGAAGCGAGTAAGCAACGACACACCAGCGTGGATGGGGCTGATCTGGCGAATCATGGCTGCTCTGGCTGTCGATTCAATCGTCCCGATACCCGCACCAATCTGTGAGCGCAACTGTTCGTCCACACTTTGGAAGGCACTCAGAGTGCCTTCAGGGCGAGCGGCTACGTAAACCCGGCGTTGGATTTCGCCAAGCAGATCCAGATTCTGGCGCTGCTCTGGGGTGTAGAGCATAGCAATTGACTTGCTATTTCTCTTTAAAAAGTCAGCCAAATAATTGGGCGTCTTGGGATCGAACAAAGATTCTTTGACCGAGAACCAAACCTGGCGGCGCAGTGCATTTAACCGCTCTGGGTCTTTGCCAACCGTGTTGACAAGCTTGCGCATGATGGCCGGGTCATTGACCGCTTGCTCGACCAGTCTTTTCGGATCAGCATCTGGGCGTACAGACTTTTGCAAAAGAGACATAAGCTCGTCGTCTTTGACAAGCTCTTGGCGGTCCTTCATGTCCTTGAGCCGTGCAACATAGTCATCGGCAAATTTTGCCTCATCAGTCAGATTGCGCTGAACCGACTGGGGCATCATGTCAATAATGTTCTTGTTCGATTGAAGCCAGCGATCGTACTTGGCTCGGCTCAGTGTGCCGTCCTTATCTAGGATCCCGGCTCGTGCAGCACGGTCGAGCATGACCTTGTTCATGGTGGACACAAACTCGGGGTCATCCTGGAAGATGGCCCGTAGGTTGCGAACGTTTTCTGCGTTCTTTAATGCTTCGTTAACCACCCGCTCGTTGGAAACGTAGAAGTCTCCGGTGGGAGATTTCTTGGTGATGAGTAACGGGAATAACTTGTCGTAGCCCTTGGCAAAAGTATCTTTGTACTCGCCTTGGAAGTCTTTCATCTGCGGGCTGTTCTTGAACGAAGAGAACACAAAGTCCTCTACGTCTTTGAGTACGGCGTCGCCACGATTGACAATGCCAATAGCTGCTTGGCGAGGATTGCCCAAGTCCATTTCTTTGTTTGCACGTAAGATGGACATGTTGCGGAAGTTCATGGCCGAGTTCAACAGATCCAATGCTTCGGGCATCGTGATCGAGAAATCAACTTCTTTGGCAGCTTGTGCCTTGGCTTCTTCTAGAACGCGCTTGAGCGTGGCGGGATCTGGTCCAGTAATACCTTCTGGCAGCTTAACTCTATCCGTTCCCTTAAGAATTGAATCAGCATAAGTTCTTGCTGCGCTTTCCCGGTCTGCCAAAGTTACTTTTGCAAAGAACGGATCCTTGCTCATTTCTCTGGCAATAATATCTGGCAGAAGTTCTGCAGTCTTCTCGCCAACCTTTTCGTTGTAACGCATCATCTCGCGTTGTACTAAACGAATAGGCTCTGGTGCTCCCTCTGGGAACATACGCTCATCAGGGGTGAGCTTGAAGCGTTGCGTGAATCTGTTGGCAAAGTTTTTTAGATCTGCCGTTTGCATTTGGGGAAGCGGCTCACCGGATGCACGGACAGCGGTCTTGACACCTTCGATGTCCATACCGGTTGAACCCATGGCCTCTTGCCGCGCTTTCATCATGCGCTTGAACTGCGCATCCATCTGACCGAAGATTCCGCGACGCAAGTTATCGCCAATCTCGTCTAGGTTTTGCATGGCAAAAGTATCGGCAATGCGCAAAGCCTCGTCTTCGGTAGTTGTGGCTACGCGCTGTGCGGCGCGAGTCATTGTGTCTACGGCCTGTGCATAGGTGGTACGCAAAGCATCATCAATTGGCAGTGCTGCCTTGGGGGCAAACAAATCAAAAGCATTTCCTATGTTGGCAACGTTTTGTGCCACACGAGCCTGCTCGTTAGATAGAAGCTCACCGGAAAGATTGCGTACGGTGTTATTTTGGGCCGTGATCAGTGGTGCGTAAAGCGTCTGCTCACCTGCTGTAAACAAGAATAAATCCCTGAGTTCGGGATCACTTTCGATTCTCTTAGTCACCGCCAGTGCATCGGCTACGCCGGGAGGAGCCTTTGCTGGGTCCGAGAAAAGAGGAGCCAGTACGTTGGTGATTTTCTTTTCTGCATTAGCGGCATACTTGCTTCCCACCCAGTTTAATGGGCCGCCAATAATAGGCACCTTGGGCATGGACCGAGCCACGACTTCTTGAGCAACACCCTCTGCCGTCTGGGTTCCAAACATTTCTGGAACAGCACGAGCGGCTCTGACGGTGGGGCTAATCTCAGCTAGACGACCGGCTAAAGATAAAAACTTTGCTCCAGCAGCGGGCAGTGCAACTGTTGCTCCAATGGGAACGGTTGCTTTTAGTAAACCCTTTAGTTCTTGTCCTGGCTCTACTGTTTCTTCTACGGCTTGCTCTGCCGCACCGTATGCACCACCAAAACCTATGTCCGCCAAAACTGCGGCTTTTGGGTTTTGACGGATGAAGTCAAGCATATCTTTTGCCACGCGTTGAGACACAGAAGCATCGGCAAGTAAGGGCTGCGTTAGGGCCTTGGTCCGTGCAACGCTGGCCAACAACCCTGTGAACGGTAACGTGCCACCGGCACCTTGGCCAATGGCATTGGCAAATCGTTCTACGGTGTTCTTCGGGGCCTTTGCATCACGATTAAAGAATGCAGTAAACGTGGGGATTTGATCCTCACGTACATTTAAAGCACGACCGACAGCCTGGATGGTGGCATCGGGTAAGGCAAAAAGTGCCGTATTAAATCCGGTGGACAGTTGCTTGAGCGCGTCTAATGCACCACGAGCGCCTGGTGCAGATGGAATATCCACCGTAGGCCTTTGGGCCTCGGTGGGAGTAAGACTTTGCGGCTCGCCTTGGCCAACGACTTGCCCTGTAGATGTGTCTAATTGAACGCCATCTGCAAAGGTAATAATCGGCATTATTGCTGTCCTGTTTGTTTAAAGTATTCCTGCGCCGAGTATTTGCGCGGACTTTTCTCGTTGGGTAACTGAATAAAAATAGAAGCATTGGGCCGTAAGCGGAAGAACTCGCCAAGGTAGGCAGCATCTTTGGCCTGCAATGGATCTTTAGACGTTCCAAGAGGAATGGGCTCAAGTTGCTTGAGCGGAGAACCAGTCAACTGATGCTCGATTTCGTTAGCCCGGTTAATAGCTTTGACTCGGAAGTTATTCAAGACGCCAAAGAATTCTTCTGGTGAAGTCAAGATAGCGTTGGGGTCGCCAACAAACTTCTCAACTTGCTTTTGTTCCCAGACAGAAGGACGTGAGGTATTACGAGCATTTAATTGAATCAACTCGTTTCTAAGTTCCATGGCAACGTTCTTTTGAACATCTTTGGGCAGGTTTGTAAACGGAGCGTCTGCGCCAAAAAATGGAGTAAGGACGCTAGTTAACCCACTCTGAACCTTGGCTAACGGGCCGAACATAGACTCAAACCCTGGCAATTGCATTACACGCTCAATCGCTCCAACCATGGACTGGTTATTGCCAAGCTCTGTGGCCAGTGCTGGACGATCTTTTGCCGTTGCCGGTACAAGACTGCGTTTGCCAACCGAAACAAAAGGCATTGAACCATCAGCGGGCAAGAAGCCAACGTCCCCATCTGTTAAACGATATGGGCTGCTAATCACACGGCCAGTAAAGTCAACCATCTCTCCGGCTTCATTGGGCTTGATTCCACCGGCCTTAGAAAGTTTGGCAACTTGAACAGCCTTTTCAGGAGTAAAGCTTGCCGTATCGACAAGATACTGCGCCATTGTATTGATGTCGGCATTCTTAGCGTTAAGGTCTGCCATCTTGAGCATAAGCTGAGTAGCCTGCTTAGATTCAGCGGCCATCTCTTGCTCAACCGAGCTAACGGCAGCAGCGCGAACAGACAGATCTTGCTTGGCTTGTTCGGCACCGAGTGCGCCCATACCTGCTGGCAATCCTTTGAGGCCCTTGGCTAAACGCTCTGCGGTAGATCTGCCGGAGGCTCCGGCTACATTTAATGCAGCCTCAGCCAATAAGAACAGGGCCTGTGCCTGACGCATGTTTTTATCGTCGCCAAGAACGTCTTTGTAAATGTCAATCTTATCTTGAACTCGCTCTTTAAAGCCTCTTGCTTTAGGAGCAGCAACTTCTTCTTTTTTGGCTGGTGTTGGCGCGGGGACCGTTGTTGTTGGAACGGGAGCAGTAGACGTAACCATATCTTCTACACCAACATCTATGCCAGGAATTCCGGTCTTGCCCCGCATTGGAGGCTCACCAATATCTCTTTCAACATCTCCGGTCTTGCCGCGAACAGGCGTAGGAAGTGGAACAGGAGTATAACGACCCTGTGCATCTACACCAGGCACTTCCGAAACAGCAACTTGGTCAGAAACAGTTTGCTCTCTGCCGCCCAAGAAAGGAAGCGCAGCAGTTAAGCCTGTGCCAACAACGGCAGCGGCTCTTCCTTGAGGAGTGCTCATCATCGTACGACCAACTTCTCTTGCAAACCCAGGAGCATTACGCATTGCTTCATAAACGTTAGTGCTCAAACGAGTAGCCAAAGGAATCTGTTGGGGCAATGTTCCTGGACGCGCAGCACCGCTTTGCAAGAATTGAGCACCCTCACCCGTTAACAAACCACTCATTGGAATTGTTGGCGCAACTTGTACCTGTGGTACGGGAATTGAACGGGGGGCCATGGTCCGTGGATCGGGAATCGAGCCCGGTTCCATAAAGCGCATAAATCCAAGCGCCCGTCTTCCCGGGGCTACTTCTCCGGTAGGAGGACTACCTAACTGACGATGAACTATTCCACCTTGGGCCATTTGCACCGGAGGTTGTTCCATTGGACCTTGGTCCACGGGCCCTGCAACTCCTTGCATGATTCCTTGCGGAGCCTGGGGAGCAGTTGCACCTCCCAAAGCGGCAATGCCGCCAGGTTGTTGGGTCGGAGCAGGGGCTGCACTCTGTGGTGGTTGTTGTTGCTGTCCCATCTGGGACTGCATTAATGCAACTACTTCTTCCGGAGTTTCGAACGCTGACTCACCGACCATTTGAGCGAGTTCCAAATACCTTTCGTCCATTGAACGAATGTCCCCGCGAAGGTTGTTAGCGATGATTTCAAGGTTTTCAGGTGTGCGATCTTCATAATCTTCAATCTCCATTTCGTCGTCAAAGCCCGACATGATTCCTTTGGACCCCGACTTGGGAGCCATAGCAATAAACATCTCTCGTCTCATTACGGGCTTTTTCATGTGTTAATCCTAGAATAATCCAGCTTTCTTGCCCCCTGCTGCCGCAGAAATCCCCGCTATTCCAATTCCTGCCGCTTGTAACAGAGGACTTGTACTTGGAGCAGATTGCGATGTTAAACCAATTTGTGTTCCTGGTGCGCCCTTGTAAATGTCCGATAAGAAGGACAGTTGCTGGTACGGGGTCAGTGATTCTTGAAGCGTTGTGGCACGTTTCGCATCCAATGCTGCCTGTTTTTGCGCTTGATCTTGTTGACCAAGAGTCATTAATGTGTTTATGTCGCCCTGTGCCAAGCGTTGTTGTGCTTCGCCAAGAGCGGCTTGTTGTACGCCCAATGTGCCGTAGAGTTGTCCAGCTTGCAGGGCACGTCCCTGTTCTTGGCCATATAAATTTTGGGCCTGAGCATAGTTCTGCGCATATTGTTGCGCTGCCATGTTAGATAGTTGGTCTTGCAGGTTACGTTCCATTTCGGCACGTTGCACGCCTTCCCGTGTTCCACCGAATGCCCCAGACTTAACAGCCTGAGCCGCTGCTCCTTGCTGGGCAATTTGACCTTGACGGCGCATCTGCGCGGACGTCGCATCGATAACGTTTTGGGTATACGGGTTTAGATATGCCTCTAAATCTGTTTGAGTTGGAGCGCCCATGGTTTGGCCGAGAGCACCAATGCCAGCTTCAATTGATTTTTGTCCTGATTGTAAGAAAGGTTGAAACGCCCCGATACCGCCACCCTCTTTAGTGCCAAGAAGTGCCGCTGCTTTTTGCTGTTCGGAAAGTCCCGCTACTTCATAAGCAGGAAGATCCATTTTCTTTTCAGAAAGCGTCTTTGCTGCCTGAAGAAGGCCTAGCTTGTAGGCCTCAATTTGAGGTGCTTCGCGGACTATCTGTTCGGTGATTTCGGTAGCCATTACGAATTCCTTTCAAACTTGCGCATCATCTGGTACATCTTGCGAGCACCCTCACGACGTGATCCGCCACCTGCTCCGCGCACTGCCTTGGCCGTCATAACAAACTCACCATCCGACAGCATAGCAGGGATGGAATCTGAGGTTCCGGTGCCTGGACCAGAAATCTGGCCTGTGCGACGAGGATATTTTTTCGCCATGGATCCAATACCGCCTGAAGCATAACCACCAAGATTGTATTTGGCCGGAGCTACAGCAGCGATTCCGCCTTGGGCAAATCTAGGTTGAAAAGTTGGATACTGTACCGGTTGAAATTCAATGGGATTAAATTGATAGGCCGGTTGAGCTTGAGCTTGAGGGGTAGAATCAAAAAGGGATGAGTAAACGGTTCTAGCGCCACCTGGAGTGGTTCCGTATATTTCTGGCTGCCTTTCCATTAAATCAAAGCCGGTTTCTTTTGGCAACGTTCCAGGAGCCTGAGGCTCTTCTGGTGTAAACGCCCCGCCAAGATATGCGGCTCCCAAGCCCGCTGCAGCCGTAGGCCCATAAGTACTAATGGCCCCTGGCAACGCTTTTTCATAAGCCATCATTGCCAATTTTTCATTTCCGGTACGAGAAAGAGTGTCCGTGTAAACCTGTTCGGCTGCTGCCCGTCCGCTTTCTTCCATTCCACTTGGAGTGTATGGACGAATATATTCTCCGTAAAAATCTTTGACTGGGTTTGCTACTGTGTTGTAAGCAGTTTTAGCCATATCCGTAAAGCTTTGCGGAGGAGGCGCAGGAGAAAACTCGCCTGCACCAGGAGTTGCTCCTGACCCAACGTTATATTCGTCCAAGAAATTGAGCGGAGCATTGGGAGCCGGAGCGCTTATACCATCGGTTAGGGTAGTTGCCGGTCCTTGAGCAAACGTTTCTATTGGGGGACCCAGTCCACTTGGAGGAACCGCAATTGATCCATCTGCTGCAAGTTGAATTCCAGCCGGAGCATTGGCCGTGACAACGTCAGGAGTAAATACGTCTGCGCTAATTGTGTTAGGAGTTACCACGTTTGTTGTACCAGAGACGTTACTTACTGTTGGTACGTTTGAGGTGGCGCCTTCCATTCCTGTAAGCGGGGTTCCGGCAGCCGCGTCAATTGAATCAACTCCCATTCCTAACTGCTCAGCAGATACGGGCGACGTTCCCACTACCGAGGGAGGAGGAACCGTAGCGTCAAATCCTTGCATTACTCCCGTGGTGACACCTGCTGTCAATCCAGTTATTACGCCACCTTTTACAGAATCTTCTAAACTTTGCCCAGAAGCCAAGTTAACCAAAGTACTTCCAGCAAAAGCATTAACGCCAGTAGCCAAAGCGGCATTGGTTATACCAAGAGTTCCACTTGCAAGGTTAAGGCCTGCTCCACCCATGAAATAAATAGCGGCGGCAGTGAGAGCAATCCTACCAAGCGGGCTGGCTGCAATCTTTTTTACGACGTTGCCAACGCTTTTAACTGCACTTTTAACTGCTTTTGCAGCAGATTTAATAGGTTTAGTTACTGTTTCAGCAACTTTTTTGTACCATTTTTTATATTCAGGTAAACCCGTGGCCGGGTTAATGGTTCCAGATCCACCACGGCGGCGCAACATACGGGCCTCTGCCGGGGTGACGTGAGCAATCATCCGATCGCCACCACGACCCATCTTGGCAAGTTCGGTGGCTACCGGATTTAACGTCATGATTCCGCCACTAGCCATGCCTACAGGACCTTGCTGCGCACTTAGTTGGTCAAGGGCAATATTTAGAGCGGCAAAATATGCCGCATCAAATGTTGGCGGAAGAATTTCTTCTGGGATTCCTTCCGAAACAAAATCTGTTCTTATTTGGTCGTAGTTTTCCGGGTCATTTAAAATGGCGTCAACCATGTCCCCCAAAGCATCAATAATTTCTGGGGGCAACCGCATTCCAGCAAGGGCTTGTTTAAATTCAGCCACCATGGCAGGATCAGCAGCTTCCATGCCGCCCATGATGTCCTGACCAAATTTCTCAGGTTGCATCCGCGCATAGTCAAAGACTTGCGGGCTAAAGTTCTTGGGGTCGATTGCGGCTTGAGGCTGTGCCGTCGGTGCCTGCATACCCGCCTGAGGCAGGGCCATGATTCCTTGGTTTTCCATGTTTATCCTTTCCAGTTTGTGCCAATAGCCGCATAGGGCTGCGCGTCGGGAAAGGACGCGAATATGGCAGGTATTATCACGTATTTCATTAGTTTCTGTCTACTTCCAAATAGCTTAAATAAAAGGTTACAGAGGCCACCGAAGAGGTGATCTTTAGCAGGTTTCCAGCCTCCAGGACGCATGGGACCCCGCAAAAAACGTCAATCGTCGTATTGACCGGGACGGACTTCCCACGCAATAAATAGTGGGTAGTGCCGCCGCTGGTGTTGTATTGGGTCACGGTCACGGTAGCCCCGGCTGACCCGGCATTTGTGACACGCAAGGACCTAATAATTCCGGTATTAGCCGCTGGGACGGTATAAATAGTCGTCTCGGTAGCTGCCGCCGGGATTAGAACCTGGTGAAAATATTTATTTGCCATGTCAAGCCTTACTGAGTCAAGTCAAAGAATGATATAGACCCAACCCCGCTTCCTTTGGTGGCTCCGTCCACGGTCCGAACCCCAAGGGTATAAATATCACTTACCCCGGCAAGGCTTGCCCCCAACTGTAAATCAAAGTTGTAGTCGTTTGGGAGGCTTGTTTGGGAGACCCCACCACTGCCAGAGGATGTAATGTAATCCGTCTGGACGATTGTTCCTATGGCTGAAATGGCGGTAGCCGCTACGTCATACTGCACGTTTGTGTCTGAATCCACGGTAGCCGCCCAAGTTGCTCCGGTAAGTGTTGGATTCTTAAGTAGAACAACTTCGTAGTTTTGGTTAGTAATAGGTAAAAACTGTGCCCGGTTAGGCAAAACAACCGCCCCTGTGCGCCCAGATGCTAAACGAATAGACACGATTGGGTAAAAAGTAGAGGCAGTATCTATGTTAGTAAAGACTGTGGTTCGCCTTGCTACATGGTCAATCGAAGTCTGCTCGAAACCACCTTCAGATATAACCGTGCAACAAATAGCCTTCATTGAAGCGGCAACGGCAGAGGTTGTTGTAGTAATTGAATACCTTACTGGTAAAATAGCCGTAGTCATGTAGACGCTGGTAATGTCATTGGCATTTTCAAAGGTATGGCAGACGATGTACTGTCCATCAATAATGAATCCACAGCGCACCGAACCGACACCCAGCCACTCAAAGTCCATCCATAGAATCTGAGCCTTGGTAGGGTCTAGCGTTAACCCAGAAGCCCCGGTGCCATCTAATTTGTCGCCATTCCAACTTGACTGATTAACAGTACGAACATCGCTAGGCGTTCCCGGAGTGGGGGTAGAACTTGATCGCAGCACAAACGAGTTGGTTGATCCAGTGCGCGTAAAGAACACACCGTCACTGGCGTTAAAATAACCAACGCTCTGGGTCAGGTTAGCGCTAGTGCTGCTGTCCATCACAAAGGTAGCAAGCACTAACAGGCCTTTACCGGGTTGATACGGGAAAGAACGGAACGACTGCCGTGTAACAGAACCTACGCCACCACTGGTGACTTCCATTTTGACAGCGGCTTCGTTGGATAGGAATGTTGTAGTCCCAGTGCCGGTTGTTGCAACGTCAAATTGATTGTCAGCAGCGTAACGGTTTTGGCTATCAAAGAGGGTGTAAGGCTGGGATACCCGCAACCGACCAAACGCATCAGTGTTGGTACCGCCTATCGATATCGGAACTGTTGAGCCTGAATTCATTTCACACTGTCCTCCACCAGCTTCAAACCATGACAAGGCTGCTTGCGTGTTTTCGCTTGTAACTGGCGTGTAAGTACTGTTAAGTTGCAGAATAACTTGTTCCAACGACCTAACCAATTGGTTAAACTTTTGCGGGTCATAGTTTCCACCAGAGGCGTCGGGTAAGCGGACATTTAATATTTTGCTCATCGTAATCCATCAGGCTGGATGTCCACTCGTAATGTTCCAAAGCGCCAGTTGCTACCTAAGTCAGCACTCTCTATGCCAAGGCTGATTTGTCGTCCTCTTGCCCTCGTATCAACCTTTTGCGTAGTCGGCGTAATGACATACGGGTCGAGCGAGGAAGGCTGGGCCGAGGACTGGGGATAGGGTCTGAGCAAGAGGCGTACAGTGAGATTTTGTATCTGATTTTTGAAATCAGGGATAAAGCGGCGCATATAGAGCATATTGTCACCGTCACCAATATCAAAGTACCCAGACTTAATATATGCAAAAATAGGAGCGCCATCCGCGTCATATCCATCCTCGTGATTAAATAGTCTTGAACGACCGGCAGTCAGACCATAAATAGTGCTTATGGTCGCATCTGTAGACAACGGCTCGTAATTAGACGCTATTGGCTTGGCATAAGTGCCAATATCTGACCATGCCGTTCTGGACAACGTTCCTACGGACCAAACGTTTTCTAAGTAGTTATAGCTAACCGAGCGGTCAATCACATCCGAGTTGGCCGAGCAGTAGTACCAGGTAACCTCGTTAAACTGCGAGTTTGTCCCGGCTGCAGTCTTGTAGCCCTGAACAAGATTGATATCCTTGAACACATAGTCTTGGACCGTGCAAGGCATTTTTTTGACCGTACCGTCAAATAAATAGAAGGCCTCTGTACCCATCCAGAAGGCTAGACCATTGATGTCTACAGCAGCGTGGGCACCAATACATCCGCAGTTTGCACCAAGCTGTTGGAATCCAAAGGTATAAGGAGGGCCAATGTACTGCATGGCGTGCAAGGATGTGTCTGTAAAGATCAAGATCTGACCGCGTGATCGTATTGCGGACAGGATAATGCTTCCGTCAGTTAGACGCTGGCCACCAGCGGTATTTGTTGCCGACTCAGCAAAGGTGCTGATGTCCTCCTGGTTGGAGAACCGCACAAACATTGGGTCTTGGCTTGATGGAGTGCCAATGGTGCTTTCCGTACCAAAACAAATAAGGTGCCGATCTGGAGTAGAAATAAGCGCATAAGAACTCTTGGTGGGAGCCCCAGCAATTGCAGTAGCACGGTTATTAACTAAACCGGCGCTTGTATCCCAGATATAAACCGGGCCGTTAGTAATTTGGCAAATAACGTCTTCACCATAATTATCCAGTTGCCATGTGCCAGGAATGAGCTTGAAGTTTTGTACACCAGTACGTGGCGTACCCCAAGTGGAATATCCCCACGTGCCAATGCCCCAACCAAAGTCAAAGTACCCAGCGATGTTACCGGCGTTAACTTGATAGGCGCCGACAACCGCTGCTCCGCCGTTTCCGCTGTCTCCAGAGGTTGCGTTGACACCAACTTTAATTCTATAAGTGCTGGTTGTTAGAACCTGTTGGATCTCAAACTCGGCATTCAAATATGCCGCTGTTATTGCGCCACCCAAACTCACCGCACCGCTAAAAGTGACAAAGTCTCCAGCAGTTGCGCCATGGTTAGCATCGGTAACCGTAACGATATCGCTGCCAGTAGATGCGGCAAAAGTTACCGCTCCTGCCGGAGTAGTCTCACGAATCGGAGTAATGTCTGCCCAAAGGCCACCCTGGTATACATAAAGCTTGCGGTTTGTTGCCGCTATTAAATATGGCGCACCTTCCAAATCGTTCCAAGTAATGATGTCGGTTATGTTGCCAACAAGATATGCCGGAGTTTGACCGAACGTGGTCCAGCCGCCAAGCTTCTCAGGCAGCCCATAACGGAAACGAATATAGTCGCCGTCGATCCAACCACCCTCGGCGCCATACTCCGTATTCTGTTTGTCAATGCCCGGTTTGAGGGCTAACCTAAAGTACGCCATTTACGCAACAATCCCCGGTAGATATACCGTTTTACCATCTTTTTTGACGGCTGTTAAGCTCTGTTTCTTGAGGTTTTGCGGGTCGTAGCTGACGTGGACCCAGCCGCTGTCCGGGACACCTTGCGTGTAGAACTCGAGGATGACTTGCGTGAAGTCGAGGTTTTCCGTGATCCATTGGGCGAGGTCCGCGTTTGGGACGCCTGGGATTTCAATGTCCGCTGCTTGGCCTTTGCAATGATCGCTCGTTTTCGAGCCTCCGACCTTGGCATTGACTTCCGGGTGGCGGTAGCCCGAGTTGACTTTGACGCCTCTTTGGTAATGTTCTCTAACAGGCTGAAGAACCTTCTCAGCCAATCTTTTAAGGTTTTCAATCTCAATCTCCCCAGGGGTGTTATCCATGTCATGGCGCAATGCCGTATCGGATTTTACCAGTTCTGACAGGGTGAAGTTAGCGGTCAGGTTCATTTCTGCTTGGCCTTCATGTCCATGACCTTCTCAAGGGTGCGTCCGCCAAAATAAAATGACATCACCAGCATGCCCCACTGGCCCAGCAAAGATACGAAAGTATCGGATATGTCTAATCCCAAAGCATCCATCACGGCTAGAGCCAGGTAGGCAGTCAGGATGTAGATAAGCGTCATGGGGCGAATATTCTTGGATAGCCAAGAATCCGACTTCATATCAGCCTCAGCCCGCTTGGTCAGGTTGTCTTGCTCATTCATGTCCGCTTGTAATTGGGCAAGTTCACCCTTTTGCTGCATCTCTAATAACATTGCTTGGGCCTTGGCCCGCGCTTCTGGATCCGGTAACACCTTGTCCAGCACCTTCTCACCAATGGATAACAAAGCAGCGATCGGGAACATTATTTCTTACTCCTTGAAAGCATGGTTGCGGCGATATTGAGCATCGCCCTGGTCTGGTCTAAATCAGCGGGGGGCTTATCCCAACCCACGGTAATCTGTCCTATGAACCTACTGGGCTCGGGCGGGATACTGATCCTGCATCCAAACCGCATACCCTTTTCGATGTACCACAGGCCAATCTCAGACTGCGCTGCCTTGTAATCGCTACACGGAACGTTGCCTGCCATGAGGTTAACTACGTCCTGATTGTTGGCTTGGTTGGCCGTAAAGAGTCCTACGTCTAGCCCATCGTTCGTCTTGTCTCTGCCCTCTTTGGTATAGGCCCGATATTGCACTCGGGTTCCCAGAAGGGGGTTTACTTTAAACACTGCCACGGTAGTCGCACCCGTGGTTTTAAATAAGTGGGCTACAGCGTCCTCAACTCGGTCTTCTACGATGTCCGGCAACTTTTGATGTTCTTTGTAGGTGCCTACAATTAAGTCTTTGTTGTCGTACAGCATCCAGCCACCGAAGGCCAGCACCGCCATGAGGATCAGGGCAATAAGTTTAAACGGCGAGTCAACGTACGCCAGCACCTTAGAGAGCGTGTCATTAGCGTTTAGTTTTTCCTCAGCCATTACAGATGACCCTTCATGATGTAATAAATAGTGACAACCATAAACGCCAATATCACACAAATAATCTGCAACTCTCGCAACTTCTTGACGTCCCGACCTAGCTCATCCTTATTTTTAGTATGGCGAGCTATCATGTCTTCTTTAATCTTCTTGATCTTCTCGAACTCTTCTTCACCCTTAAAGTGCCCAAACTGCTGGATCAGAAAGTCCTTTACTTCCAACTCCATGCGGCGTATTTGATCTAGCCTGCGCCACTCCGCCATAGCGGTCATGATTGTTATCTCACCTTCTTGACTTTTACGTACCGTCTTAAAAGCGTGGCGGGCTTTGACTTCCGCCATTCCAAAATTCTGAATAGATTCTATTGCCGAACTTACCTCTCTGCCCGACTCAATGGCAGACTTAATGCTCTTTGTTGCTGCCTTTGCAGTACCAATAATTGGATCTAAATCTGACAAAATTCATTCCCCTGTCCTTAAATAAACAGAACCCAAGGTAGCAATAAAAATATAAAAGTCAATGCCCAAAAGCCCACTACATCACCCCGCCACCAGCAGCAGGGATAGTCGTGGTATGAATTGAAACATTTTGTTGGAGATCAAGATCCGCACCGCAATCAGCACAGGTGTCTGCTTCTACCTCAGACTCGTCAAGATCGTAACCACACTCTTTGCAAAGCAATTCGACCTCGTGCTTGGGAACGATTACCCCATCTAATTCCTGCGCCTCTACAATGCGTTTCACTGTCCTAATCCCCCAAGTTGTTCCGTGGTCAGTGAAGAAACCTGCGTGGTAGACAGGGCCTGAATCTGTTCCGTGGTCAGTGCCTGGATTTCTTCGGTAGCTAACGCCTGGAGAGTTTCTGTGACCAATACCTGTGGCACTTCCGCCGTTGACGGAAAAACGTATTCAATCCAGGTTTTTTGGCCATGATCCCAGTTCCACTGATAACCAGGGCGGTCTTCTGGTTTAGGATCACGGACGACCCATTCCCAATTGAGCCACGTTACTTCCTTTCCATCAGGACAGGATGGCTTATCAGGTGCCGAGATCCACCCTTCCGTGCCGTCGGTCTGCTCGCAAGGGATGGAACCATTCTTAGTAAATAAAGGCATGATCAATCCTTACAGAGTTAGGAACGCCGATGTTGGCGGTGTGAAGTTCTGGACGTAACGGGCAATGCCTTTGGTGATGCGAAGGTCGTCTATGTATCCCGTATAAGGAGCTGCGCTATCTTGTCTTGCGCCAATAAAAACCGTTCCGGGACAGGTTATTGTGGTTGAGTATGCCACTGTTCCAGATTGAAAACCATTGATATAGAACGCCATTGTTCCGCTGTATCTAACTAAAGCAAAGTGCGTCCATGTATTTGCAGATAAAGATGCACCGCTGGTAAGTCTTAATGCGCTTGATGTGTATGTAGCCAGTTTTCCGTTTGTATCTATAAATAAAACCATACCGGAATCTGTGCTAACAGCACGGGTGTCCCATAAACAGCGGTCTGCCCCAGTAACGGCAGTTGGATATAGCCACCCCTCGATAGTAAAATCACCAGTTTCAAATGATAAAACATTCGATGCTTTTGCTAATAACCAATCACCCGTACCATCAAAATACATACTCGAACCACCAAACTTGCTCTGCGTGGTGCTTATTGATGCGTTGCCCACAGTCTCCAAGTCGTTAGACATGGTGTTGTCAATGATGCCGCCGTTGGTGTAGTTAAGTAGTAGCGAAGTGTTCGCATCGGATGTTAGTGGTGCTGTTGGGTTAGCCGCAGGAGTCCAAGCTACACCCTTAACAATTTTGAAATTAGAAATGTACGCATTGATATTTGACGTACCATTATTATTTCCAATTATGTAAGAGGTAGTCGCAAAATTCGTGCTGTTTGAGATTGAAAGTATGGATGTATTGTTTAAGTAAACTTGAAGCGTTGACCCGGTTCTGGTGATAACAAAAAAAGCCCATTGGTTTAACGGCGCAAGGGTAGTGCTGTCGTTAGTTGTTCCCGTATATAAACCAATATACTTTGTGCTTGCTGCAACATACAAGTTTAAGTTGTCTGTGACATTACCAAAAAATGTTTTATTAGCATCGCTTAATAAGTAAGCCCAAAAACTAATATGGAAGTCTCCGGTACCAAACCCAAACGCAGCATTACTTGGCGTTTGCACATAATCACCCGTACCATCAAAGTACCCAGAGCCGCCATTAACGCTAGCATCGTAGGACGCAGTAGTCGGGAATGGGGAGAAGGTTTGGACAGATGGGTTACCCGATACCGTCAGAGCAAAAGCATTAGTTGAATTGTCTCTGAAGCGATTGCTCTGGCATGTCAATAAGGATGTACCGCTAATGTTTGTAAGCGGAGAGGTAGGTGTAGTAAAGGATGCGGTGTAAACTGCTGTTCCCTTAACAAGCCTTGTAGAAGACAAATACCCGTTAAAGTATTGCGATCCAGCGCCACCAACTCCACCACCCACATAAATTGGAGAGTTAGTGCCACCATCTAAGCTAGTAGAATTAGTAGCGCTTACGTCTAAAATACCATTTATAAACAATCTAAATGTGTTTCCACTTCTACTTACTGCAACGTGATACCATTGACCGATTGCTAAAGTAGTCGTGCTAATTAAAAGCGGGGCAGATGAACTATAATTGTGGAACCAAAATGTAACTTTGGCTCTATAACTAGTGTGGTCTAGATGTAACGACCATTTGTTTGAACCCCAAGTACCACCGTCCCAGTTTGCTACCGCAATAGCATCTACATTTGATTGGGCGGCGTAATACGCAAAAGTCTCTACTGTGAAGTCTCCGGTTCCAAGTGCAAATGCGGCGTTACTTGCTGCTGATAAAATATCGCCGCTGCCATCAAAGTAGTTACCCCATCTACCATCAACCTTGGAGAACGGCGTGAACGTGCCTTGCGTTGGCGCATTGGGTCCCGAAGCTGGGTTCCTGGTAATGGTAAAGTTATTGGCCGAGGAATCCTTGAAGACGTTGTTGTTCGTGTCCGTGACACCACTGGGCTGATTACCAGCGAGCAACAAGGTTGTGTAATCAAAATACGGATCCGTTGTCGGCGTCGGTGCAGCCTGATAGAACAGCGGGAATGCAGCCGTAGGGGGCGTAAAACTGTAAAGGTACCGAGCGTAACCTTTAGTAAGGCGCAAGTCAGCAATATAACCCGTGAGGTATGTGTCTAGGTTTGTTGAACCATATCGACCTGCACCTACTGCCGCAGTTGTATTTGTAAGGTTGCTTGTAAATGCTGCTGATGCACATTGATTTCCATTGACGTACAGTTTACAGAATCCAGCAGCACGAACAAATGCAACATGCGTCCACGTATTTAGATAATCGGGGACTGTTGCCGTTACAACAACCGTGTTTGTATAAACTCGAATTACTGTAGAACTGAACGCCGTAACTGTAAACCCGTCAGTGTTTGAGTTTGTTGACCGAGACTCATAGATTGGTTTATCACCAGCGCCCACAGTAGTAACGTAGATCCATGCTTCCCACGTAAAGTCACCAGTACCAAAGGCTATGTTTTGAGACGTAGGGGCAAATAAATAATCCCCCGTACCATCCAAGGAAATGGAACTTGTGCCCCACTTAAACTGGGCCGTGCTGATTGAAGCATTATCAACCGTTACTAGGTCGTTGGATACTGCGTTATCAAGGACGCCGGTGTTAGTAAAATTAAGTAAAAGTGAAGTGCTTGCGTCGTTTGTTAACGGCGCTGTGGGCACAGTCATCGTTGCGCTTGTGTATCGTGCAGATGCATCTGTTATCCTAAAATTGGAGATGTATCCTAGTGCTTCGTTTGTTGCATCATTTGTCCAAAAGCGACCTAAAGCAAAACTATTGGTTGAGTTATTTGATGATGTTGTTGTTGAGGCATCACGAACACCATTTAAATAAACGTAAAGATTGCTTCCGGAGCGGACAAATGCAAAATAATTCCATGCATAGAGTTGAACAGACGTAGCCCCAGCAAGGCTTGTGCCTAAGTAATAATCCATTTGGAGTTTGTTGCTTGCATTTATACCTACCCCAAATGAACCGGACGAAGCTGGACCATTAGTCCAAATTGCATTAAGTCCAGAGCGTGTTGGGTATATCCAACCTTCAACCGTGAAATCGCCTGTGCCAAAGTTAAATGCGTTGTTGGCGGTTACAGTCAAATAATCTCCGCTACCATCAAAGTACCCGCTACCACCAATCGTAGCGGCGCTGTACGCAGATGTTGGAGCGCCAAAGGGCTGGAATGTTTGGACGGATGGTAAGCCGGTTGCTGTAATGACGGCTGCATTAACAGAGTTGTCGATATAGCGATTGCTTTGGCAGGTCAACAACGAAACCGTTCCTGAAGATACAGTCGTAGTCAACGGCCCTGTTGGTACGGTGTAAGTTGAACCTGTGTAAAGAGCAGCGCCCTTTGTAATTCTTACATTTGAAAGATAACCAAAAAGTTGCTCATAATTACTGCTTGTTGTTAAATAAGATCCTATGACTGGATCAGCAGAATAATCAGTATTTGATACTGCTGTTGGGCCAAGAACTCGATAGCCATTCAGATATAGGCTTAAACTTGTTCCGTCATATACTCCAGCAAAGTGGCTCCATTGATTAGGCGGTGGTGTTACTGCAGACGCATAGACAGTTCCGTTATAAAAAGCAAGCACTCCCGTACCAGCATCTAAAAATAGTTCCCAAGCACTTGATGCACTGCCCCCTGCAACCCGCTTTGCTACTAATACGTTATATGATGTGTAGTTAGCATTTGGATATACCCAACCCTCAATGGTGTATGCACCGCCACTCAGGTTTAAGGCTGCGTTATTTGCAACGCTTAGGAAGTGTGCCGCTGTTCCAAAATAGTTACTCCAATACCCCGGAGCCTCACTAAACGGGGTAAACGTACCCTGAGTCGGTGTACCGTTGGTGACTACTGTAAACGGAACTCCCCCGTTTGCCGTGCCTGAGTCCAAGAACGTCTTATTATTAGCCCCGTTGGTTCCCTGCCCCGGCAATAACAATGTGTTGTAGCCAAAATACGGATCGCCTAAAACAGACAAGGGCCATGTTCCGGCCTTGATGTACTGCAGTGCTTGTTCAAGGGTCCATATACCAGGAGCGGCGGACGTAGTCGGCGCCGTCGGGCTTTTGGTAATCAATCCACCGGGGTAGCGTAAAGACATAATTAAACCTCAATCCAAGAAGTTGTAGCTTCGTTCCATGAGTACATTTTACCGTCATCCGGCATCTGAGTCGGGGCTTCCCACTGCGCCGTGCCACTGTTCAAGACCCATGAGGCGAAAGGCTTCGGTGGTACGAAAGCGTCGATATCGGCATCGTACGTGTATCCAATACCGGCGTAATTTTTTCGGAATGGATAGCCCCCATCAAGGTGCTTTCCACCATAAGTATTATAACTGGTGCGTTTACAAACTTGACCACGAAAATCGCCGTATTTGATTTCCCAATCAATGCCGTCTTCGCCTTCGTCCTTGCCTACAATTACTTCTGTGACAATATTATTTTCATCTAAAAATGCGTAATGTGCCATTTTGCTTCTCTATGAAAATTGAATGCTGCCAGTTCCAGCAGTAAAAGTTGTTATTTTGAAAGCGCCAGAAGTTGAGGTTGAATAAGTCAGCCCACCGCCAGGGTTGGAGATAGTACGGGCAGAGGGATATTTCAAGATAACAACGCCAGAACCGCCAGCACCGCCGCCGCCGCCACCAGCATTTCTTGCGCCGCCACCACCACCGCCAGTGTTTGGGTCTCCTGGGCTTCCGGCTCCGTTTTGGTTGCCAGCACCACCACCACCAGCACCGCCAGCATTACTTCCACTGGCTTGACCACCACCGCCGCCGCCAGCCCTGAACGTGGCACTTCCAGTGATTGAAGAAGAAACGCCATCACCGCCTTCATTACCCCCGTCCGTATTTCCGACCTCTCCGGCACCACCGCCACCAGACGCTCCGCCCGCATATCCCTGTCCAGTAGTTCCGGCTCCTAAACCTCCACCACCAGACCCGCCAGAAGATGCGGATGTATTACTGGCGCCTCTTCCTCCCCCCGTAGAAGTAATAGTGGAAAAAACACTATTACTTCCGTTTGTTTGTGATGCACCACCGCCACCAACAGTAACCGTATATGATGTTGCAAGTTGTGGGTATGTAACAGCCTCTGCTGAAGCTCCACCACCGGACATCTCGCCTATAACAGATGACCGATAGCCGCCTGCGCCACCGCCACTTCCATCATAAGCAGATGCTTGCCCATTACCGCCCCCACCACCGCCAGCTACAACAATCCACTCAACGGCAAAAACAGACAAAGGCCAATTGCCTGCTGCTTGAGCCTGCATCTGCTGAATAAGAGTCCATACGCCAGTAGCCGTTGTCGTGGACGTAGTGGGTGGAGTGGCGGAGATAATTCCGCCTTTATAGCGCATGCTCATGATTTAACCCTTACGAGTTTATCTCTTCCCAGCTTGCGGTGACAACGAGGTCGTTGGCCGCACCAGCAATAGCACCGATGGACTGGTTCTCAAGCAGATAGAACGACGTGGTCTTGTCCGTAACGATTAGCGAAGCATCTGCCGGAACCGAGATGGTCGAAGCAATTGCAAAAGCCGTTCCGCCCAGTGCAGCCGCAGAATAGACGTTAATCGTAACGTCCGCAGCAGCCGTTCCGTCTACGTTGGCCACAACGATTGAATTGATCTTAAACACTTTGCCACTGGCCGCAGCATTGCTAACAATTGACGTAGCGCTGGTAGTGGAAAGTGCCGTGCTCGACGAATTACCGTAAATCGTCGTGACGTTAACAATATTTGGGTTTGCCATTTACTTACTCCTTAATATTAGAATCCGAAGATCATTGCCATTGCAATGCTCTTGCCCGTGGAAATACCAGCGTTACCGAAAGAAAGGTTGCCGGAACCGTCAGTTACAATTGCTTGACCGCTAGTACCATCGGCCGTGGGCAATTTCAATGTGTAATTAGATGCAATGGAATCCGGAGCCTGCAAACCGACGTAGTTAACGCCGTTGTCCGTATCTTCATAAAAGCGAGCCGCACCACCACCGGATGCTGTTCCAATAATGGACAGCACCGCAGAACTTAATGACACAAAGTCACTGCCGTCCCAGAACACAACTGCTTTAGCCCCGCTTGGGATGGTTACCCCAGTAGTAGCAGAGCCTTTAAATACAATCTGCGCATCCGAGCTATTGACAACAACATAAACTTTGCTGGAAGAAGGAGCAATTACGTTGCGGCTAGTACCAGGAGTGCCTGTAATCAGCAATACCGCGTTACGAGCTTGGTTTGATACCCCGTCCGTGTCCGTCAAAGTCACGTTACCGGCAGTAACACTAACACTTGCCGTTCCCGCAACCGCCTGTTCTACCAGGGCCGTGATTTCGTCATTGACGACGGTACCCCAGGTGCCCGATTCAGTACCCGTTACCGGCTGGGCAAGGCCAAGGAGGGTGGTGTAATTAATAGTCATGATTAGTCCTTTAAGCTGCTATTCGAGTCCATGTTGAGGATTGAGAATCATCGACGACCACCCAAGTGCCGGACTGGGAATCATCGACATTTTGCCAGTTAGCGGCCTGGTTGTCATTAACCACGCCCCAAACTGTGACGTTTCCAACGTAACCGACCGCTTGAACGCCCGTAACGTACACAAAACTTTGGCCTCCAGCCGCTGCTTGGCCGATCTGACCAACTGCCTGGACGCCTGTGACAAAGACGTCCAAAGCCAGAGAAATAGTGACCGAGCCAACGCTGGCAGTTGCTTGGACCCCAGTAACGCTAACCGCAACGTCTTGACGAACGACGACCGTGCCAAGCTGGGTAGTACCCTGAACGCCAGTAACGTTAACATTTGCCCCAGCCGTAACCGTGGCAGCACCAACAAATCCCTGAGCGGATACGCCCGTGAGCGTGACATTTGCCGTGCCAGTGACCGTGGCAGATCCAACCTGGCCGGTGCCTTGGACCCCGATAACGTTGACATTTGCTGCTCCGGTTGCCGTGGCAACGCCAACGAAGCCGTTTGCCTGGACACCAGTGACAAAGACATTTGTGACCGGGACGGCATTAACCGACCCAACCTCGCCATCAGCCGATAGGCCTCCGGTGCCAAAGCCCCATGCTGCAATGCCGTAACCTTCTGCTCCCCATCCTGGTGGCGCAACGTAGACGTCAACATCTGCCCGGAATGAGGTTGTGCCAATGAATCCATTAGCCTGGACTCCGGTGACGAGGACTCCAGTCCCTTCGCCGACTGTAACTTGACCAATTTGGCCTGTCCCTTGTACTCCGGTGACACTGACGTTTGATCCTGTTGCAAGCGTAACGCTTCCGACTTGGCCAGACGCGGCAGGAAGCGGTGTTCCATAGCTCCAGCTTCCTGCTCCCCATGCCGAACTTCCCCACGCATCGAACGAGACGGTAACGTTTCGGACAGCATTGACCGTGACGGTGCCAACGAGGGCTTGCGCTTGCAAACCCGCGTTTTGTCCGCCCCAGACCTGACTGCCCCAGTTACCAAAGCCCCATCCTTGTAAATCAACCTCAACAAGCTCTTGGCCCCATGGGACTTGGCCCCAATAACCCTCTCCCCAGCCGCTGTAGGTTGCCACGTAGCCATTTCCTAATTAAGCAATCCGAATAATTGCGTTAGTTGCATCTGCTGTTGGGAAAATGATCGTAAACGTACCAACAGTGGACGTTTTCGGGCCGCCAAAATCCAAAATACATACTGCAGGGTCACCCGCTGCTGAGTCGTTATAAATCATCGCGCCATAAGCCGTGATGGTGGCACTAGTAAACGACAGGTCGTTGAAGTCCGTAAAAGCCGTCGTACCCGAAGTCGTGGGGGTTACGTTAGTCAACAAACCACCCCCCGCCGAATAAGTTCCTGAAGCAGAAACTTCATCGGCCGACGTATATGCAGTGGTAGCCGCCGTAAATGTAGCGCCATTGGTGTACAAAGCCAGTTTAAAGTTGTTTCCGGTGCTTGCCGTAAAGTTATGCACGCCCTGCAGAATCTCCTGCTTAAAGCTTGTGCACATGTAATTGCCAGAGAAAGCCATTTTTACTCTCCTAAAAGATTAATTAAGTCTGGGTAACCAGCCTCCCGCAAGCGGTGGGCAATGGTCGCGCGATCCTGGTTGACCGCTTCTTTTAAATAAAACAAGCAAACAGCTTTCACTGCTGCCTTAAAAGCGATCGCTTGGTCGCGTATTGCTGGATGGGAGTTTCCTCCCACATATACAATCTTGTCGGCCATGCGCTGAGCCAATTCCTCGGCATTGTGGCCTCTTCCTTCGGTGGTAGCTACCTTTATGCCACCGAGAAGCACGGGGGATTGAACACTGATCATGGTCCTGGGCTCTCCGATTTAACTTTAATCCTTGCCATACCGTCACGGAATTCGTCACGACGACGGCGACCTTGCTGCTCGATTCCAAGGCCTTGAATTGCTTGTTGATAGCTATTCGTAAAATATGAAAGCATCTCGGGAGGGCCCTTGGTGTAACTATAAGCCTGAATCAGGCATCCGTACAGCAATGCTTCGGGGGCATTTGTACTTATCCAGGTAGTGTTATTTGCAGAGGAAAGCTGGGCTGGGCGATAGATATAGCCTAGCTCTACCACATAGTTGCTATTAGGGGTGGGGGCAATATAGAAGGTGTTCTGGTCCCACACAGAGTAATACTTAGGAATGCCGGTAGAGGTGCCATCTGCCCAATATTCCTTCATAAAGGAAGTGTCTCGGAATTCCAAAAAGATCTGATCCCCGGCAGAGGTAATCATCATGTAGCGGTGGGTCAGAATATCGCTAGGAGCCGTCAAAAACTTGTTGCCCGTCGTCATGTTGGCCGTGGCTTCAAGTTTAAAGACGTCCAAGTCAATATCACGGAGGATTTTGTTCTCCGTCATGGTGATAAACGTATCAATCACCGCATTGGTGAACACGTTAGAGTCCACTTCGGTGTAGTTACGAATATTGGTAACGAGTTCGTTGTAGGTCATGTCACTGTCCCGACAGCGGTTGAGGCACTAGATCCTGTGACAGAGACGGAGGTTGAGGTCTGGATTTCGAGCGACCCAACTTGTCCGACTCCTTCGACGATCTGTGATTCTGGATAAGGTTGCATATTTGTCCCGCCATTAGCGCTTCCCAAACTTTGGAATGCACTATCCCCTGGGGCACCAACGTACACATCCACCGGTTCCACACGATCCGGGCGAGGTTCAAAAAGAGCAACGGCATCGCCGCTAAACTTGAGGGGCTCAAGTTGTGGTTCTTTTGGCTCGTAGTCCTCTGGGCAGACTTTGAATCCCCGCCAGTTTTTGCGAAGTACGTTATAGGGATAACGTTGTCCGCAGTAATCACAAAGGCCGAAAGAGAATTTGCCGGTAGCAAAGGCCACATCATACCCCCAACTGTGGCACGAAAGATATTCGTGCAGTTTCTCTGTCTTCTGCGGCTGCTCGTGCCCACTCTTCTTCGTAGATAGACTTCAAGAGTTGCGTTCTATCCGTAGCAAACTTCAACGACAGATAATAGGCAAGCCCTGCAGCCAAGCATGGCAGAAAACGGAAGTTAACGTCAGAAGTATTGGTGTACTCTCCAGCATCTTGGATACGACGGATTCTGTAGTACCGGAATTGGTACGCACCCGTCAAGTTTGGAGTTGGGTAGAAATACACCACCGGGGTGTTTGTGCGTTGCACGTAATACTGAGCGGGGCGGGCCTGCGTGCTTTTATCTGGAACGTCCAAATACTCTGCACGAGTAATTGCATCAATCGTAATGTCTACAGCGGGACTTTGTGTCGAATCCCGAATAACCGCCGTTAATACCTGAACGGTATCCGTAGGCAGGTTAATTGACGTTACGCCAGCCGTAAGGTTTGCAACAACTTCTTCAATGGTCCACAAATTTAATCCACGATTGGCCCAGTCAAGAAACATTATGTTGAGAGAACGACGAGCAGTTTTAAGGTGATGACCAGTGGTCATCTCCATGCCGCATCTCTCAAATGCTTCTTCGACTAGTTCATCAATCGAAAGATCAAATGTTGTGGTACCAGAAGTTGCCATTTAGCACATTCCGCCTTTTTTGTATCCTTTGGCCATTCCACCACCCATCATGCCCATAGCCATACGCTTGTGCTGATTAACGGCACCGCCGTTTTTCATCATCAGAGGACCGCTGGTTTTGCTGGTCTTTGAAATCATCTTGTTCTTGGGGCCAGACTCAACACATCCGCCGCCCTTGGTTGCAATGCCCATTCCTTTTCCGGCCATGATTATTTCCCCTTCTTCATTGCGCGGCCTTTTGCATCCGCCGTTTTACGCTTCAAAGCACGACCGGCCATATCACTGACTGCTTTTTTCTTGACCGCGCCGCCTTTTTTCATGCCAGGAGCAGCCGTTCCTGCATTATTGGAAAGAAGACTTCTTACCTTTTCGGTAGCATTAGAAACGCCAGATACTGCTGTTATAGGGTTCCTACGGCGAGGTGTGGGTGTGGGCGTTGCTCCTCTTTTACCTGTTATAGCTTGTACTCTACTAGAAAGAGCTTTCATCATTCCTGGTTTCATAACTACTTTCCTTTCCTTGTTGAACGTCTAACTTTTTTAACCGCGCCGCCTTTTTTCATGCCGGTAGCAGCCATTCCTGCGCTATTGGCAGTAGCACTTTTTGCTTTTTCGGCCACTTTTGAGATCAATTTTCCAAACATGCCGCGAGGGCGCGATGTTGTTCCAGCACCGCCGCTCTTACCTTTTGCCTTTGCAAGCACTGCTTTACCCACATTTTTGAATGCCATGATTACTTTCCTTTCTTTGCCGTTTTGGCAGATTGTTTAAAAGCTTTTGCAGTAGGAGCGCCTTTAGTTCCCGGTTTACGCATCTTTTCACCAGATCCCATAGCGATACGTTTTCTCTTAGCGTTGATATTGGCATAAAGGCCGGGTTTTGCTGGCATGGCTTTACCTTCCGTTGAAAAATGCGTACAAACCGATAAAAAAACTTGTCACCGCACTTGACGCTCCGGCCACCCACATGAGGGTTTTCCAGCCGCCTTTCGCTTCTGACAGGGTTAGATTAATTGCTTCTAACGACTTTTTTATGTCGCTCATATCTGCCATCATCTTATCCATGTCATCCTGGATATGACGAATTTCAACAGAGTGTGTGGCTAGTTCCCGTTCGACGCTCATTTAACATTTCCATCGTTTTCTGGCTTGACGGATACGGCTATTGGGGTCTTTAGCAGCTTCAGGGAATTTCTTCATCTGCCCTGCAGACCGAGCACAATAAGACTTGCGACGCTTCGCGCGAGCGGGCGACGGGCTGTCCTCAGTGACTGCGGTCTGAAGTTTAGATCCAGGATTTGCTTTGCGATACGCAGCAACTCCTTTTTTGGTCATACCGGCCCCGGTTTTGGTCGAGCGAAAGTTGCCCGACTTGACCGAGGTCTTAATGCCCATTCCCTTAGAAGCCATTAAACTGCAGCCCCGCCGTAGAAGAACAACGTGACGCTAGTTACGTTTGCGTCCGCAAACTCAATGAACACACCGGTGTCAAACAATACCCCCATGTCTGGGAAAATAATGTCGTAAGCACCAGCGGCTGCAGGAGTTTTAATGTCCACAAGCGTTGTTGCAGCAGTTGTAGCTCCGTTTTTTAACTGAAAAGACGACGCTGTGCTGCCGCAAGTGTAGTAAATAGCCGCTACACGAGTGCGCCCAGCAATTGCGTCATCATCTCCGGTCTTTGTGACCGCAAGTAGATTACTGTAGCTCATTAGAGCCCCCTAGTTAGGAGAGGTTGTTGTTCTGGATATAAAGAACAGTTACCGTCGCCGCACCGGTTGTGCCGTCACCATTTGCTGCGGTGAAGTCAGCCAGAACCTGCAGGTCGGTTGTTCCAACGTCCGTAGCTTCTGTGTCCAAGGTTCCGCGAGTCGTTGCAGCAGTTTTAACGCTTGTGCTTGGAATAAATGCATCAGCATCAGCAGAAGTTCCAACCACAACGGTAGCTGTACCAGTGTCGTTGTTGACAACCGTAACGTTCAAGATAACGTCAACAATTTGGGAATTTGCGGGAATAGTAGCAACGACTTGGTTTGCTGCAGTTGCGCCAATGATGTCAATCACAGCGGATTGAGCCATCAAAACATAACCTACGTTTGCTACATCGGTGCCTACCGTTGTGCCGGTAGTATCTTTGATAGTGCCAGCCCTAACTGGGCCGGAAAAGGTGGTATTTGCCATTTTGTCCTCGTGTAGTAGCACATTCTCGTATCTTCTCTACTAAGTCTGCTAGGTCAGTAGATACGAGCAAAATCCTAGTCCTATAAGAATACAGCAAAAGGGGGGTTTTGCAACCCCCCTTTCTTACATCATCAACCCGGTGAACCGAAGATACCGCGTGGATCCGAGAATCCAAACGAATAACGCTCACGGGCCTTGTAACGAACGTTACCAGTGTCGAAGTCGCCTTCGAAGCCAGTTTTGATCGCTACACGCTGGAACATCTTCATGCCGTTGGGGGCGTCGGTTTTGATAAACCATGCGTCCGGATCGGTCAAGAAGTGGTTGACTGTGTAACCCTGGGGAATCATGCCCATGTTCTTGATGGCATTGATGTCGTTGTCTGCAGTACCAACACGCAGAGTGGACTTCATGATGCGATCAGCCGTGAACTGGAGTTCCTTGGGGATAATCAACTTCAAGCCTTGGATCGAGATCTTCAGGCCGCGCTCGTCAGTGAACGCAGCGATGTCGATCAGGGCCTGCTCCAGAGAGGTCTCAGACAAGTCGGCCGGAGTGGTCAACTCGTTCTTGAGGTCCGGACCGGACAGGGTGGGGTGATCCGTAGCGCACAGAGCTTTGCCGTCGCCACCGATAGAGGTGGTGAAAGCGCCGTTCAGCACAGAAGCAGCTTTAATCTGCTTGGTTTGCGCCATCGAACGAGCCAGCGAACGGGTGTAACGTGCGGACAGACGATCGTAGAGATTGTCTTCTACGGCTTCTTCGGTCAGCGCGAACGCCAGAGCGATGGTTTCGTGCGTGTAGCGAGCAGCGTAGACTTCTTGCGCGTTGTCATAAGCAACACCAGCGCCTTCAGCCTTAACTGGAGCATTACCAAAGCCAGAGAGCATAACTTCCTCTTCAAACGCGCGATCAGAAGTCTCAACATCATAGATTTCTGCGTGCTCGTTTTCGTAGTTTTTATACTCAAGGCCAAACAGAGCATTAAGACCGGGCTCAAGCTCTCGTACTAGTTGCGAACGTGAAATAGCCATGATTAAACTCCTGCAGTGCCCGTGCCACCTTTGTAAAGGTGGTTATTCGGGATAACGATGAGATTAGCGTAAGCAGCAGTAACATCATTGTCTTCTGCGTCTTCATACACGCCAACAACTTTCCACGGATACGTAGCATTACCTGTTGCGGGAACGCCAACTTGCTGGCCAGACTGACCAGTTGTTGAACTTCCTGATACAGCAGTATCCAAGTCAGCATTACGGCCAACACAAGTTACAGCAGCAATGCCGGAGCACTGTACTACAAACTCAGCGTTAGGATCGTCGTTGACAAGGGCTACAATACCGTCCTGAACAATGCTGCCAGGATAGTAGTTCTTCCAGGTGGGTTTGCCGGTCGTGGGATCCACGTAGTAGCAGCCCTGGAATACACCGACAATTGCTGCGCCGGTGGTTGCGATTGCTAAATATCCCCCAGACAACTTAACAGAATCGCCTTGATACAGGGCGGTACCGTAGTTGTTGGAGATCTTGTACTGCGTTAGACCTTGGTTATCGTAGTTACTGCCGACTTT